TAAGATTAGAAGTGCAGAGCAAGACTCAGCATCAAATCTTTATGAAGAAACAAATCAAATGAATTTAGCATATGCTTATAATAAAAATAGAGCACATGTAAAGAGTGAAGCAGAAGCAAAAGCATTTATGAATGAACTTATTGAAAAGAAAAATAAGACAGCCTTTGATAGATATGCAATTGCTGCATTAGATAAAAGAATTAAAGATAAATTCTATGATAGATTTAAGACACGTCAAGACGAACTACTTATGGCAAACAAGGGAGTCCTCACTCCTGGAGGAAGTTATGGAAATATTCCAGCAGTTCTTACACCAGGAGAAGCAGTACTATCTAAGGATGTTGTTGATAAGTACCAACCACTAATTTCAGCAATGTCAGAAGGAGATATCCCAGGATACTTCGGTGGAGTAATGCTTGGAATGCCAATGTCATTTGCAAAAACACAACAGATGAGAGCATCACAAGCACAACTGGAAGCAGCCGTTGCAAAGAGCCGACTTGCTAAGGTTGAGCCAACAGACTTTGGACACCTAATACAGCCGTTCTCTGGAAGAAGTTATCCAATTCCAGGTATCGGTGGTATATACAGAAAGCCTAGCGGTGAAGTAGTAGTAGTTAAGCCTGCAGTAGATGAAAGATCTGCATTGGCTGAAATCAGAGCAACTCAGATTGCAAGAGAAGCCCATGGACTTGACTCTCCAAAGCAATCAATTAAAACAATGATTGACCCAACAGATCCAACTGGTAAGCGTAAGATAATTGTTCTTGAGTCACCATATAATAAAAAGTTTGCAGAACCAACAGGAAAGTTTACAAAACAGCAATATGTCAGACAGTTAGTTGCCTCAACACTTCGTGGAGACAAAGACTTACAAATGTCTAACCTATCTGGAAATATGCTCGCCGATGTTGGTACCGCTGGAGTGTTTAGTAAAGCATCTGGATTTAGAGATTTTGCAAAGGCTATGCCTTCTATGGAAGAGCAGGCAGTTATTAACCTGCTTGGAGTTAAGGGTGGAGCAAAGAAATTCTTTGCAGAAGCAACAGCACCTATTGCATCAAAGATGAGTGCACAAGAGTTTGAGTCACTTATGCTTGCTGAAATAAATACTGTTTTACCTAAACTTAAAAAGACCATTGCTTCATTTAAATTGAGTGGTGACGAATCTAAAGTCTACGCCGATATGATTGCTCGTCTTGAAGCAGGAAAGAAAGCAGACTGGAAGAAAATTCACGGGGTACATACAAATGTAAAGCCTAAGAAGTATAAGACAGGTGTAGTGTCAGTACCAGGACCAAAGGGTGCAGGAGATATTATGCCTGCAATGCTTTCTCCAGGAGAAGCAGTTATTCCAGCAAGAATGACAGAGAAGTATTCACCACTTATATCTGGAATGATTAATGACAGTATTCCAGGGTTTGGTACTGGTCCAGGGTTTTTTGATCCAGAGGAGCCTGCTTACAAGGTTACAGATAAAAGATCAGGTGCTGGACCAACACCACCAACACCACCAGGATCTCCAGGAGGACGTAATCCGTGGGATCCTCCTAAACCTATAGATGATCCTTGGAGAACGCCATCACAAGGTACACCAGGACAAGAAAGAATTGGAAGAGCCATAGATAGGCTGTTCGGTGGACCACGGGGAGAAAAACTTGCTAAGGCTGCAGAGAGAATAGGTGCTAAGTTTGAAAAAGCAGCACCCGCTATTGCTAACGTTGGCACCACAATGGGAGATACAACAAGAGCATTTGAAAAAGACAAAACAAGAGGGTTTACTGGTTGGTTAACTGGATACGGAAGAGTCTCTGACACAGTTCAAAATGATGATGGCTCTACAAGAAGAGCAACACCAGCAGAACGTGAAAATATGAGGCAAGACAAGAGAATGCAGGCAAGCCAAAGAGGTATGGGTATTGGTATGGCTGCAATGATGGTTCCGATGGCTGCAGGAGCATACGCACAAAAGAATCCTGACAGCGGTATTGCAAAAAATATGGATATGATTATGATGATATCTATGTTGGTAATGCTATTGCCAATGCTTAACAGTCCTCTTAAGTTGTTGATAGGAACAGTTGCTGGACTAGCCGTTGTCTATAAGATGCAGTCAATGGCAATTAAAAAGAGCATGCTTGAAGGTGAAAAGCAGGGCAAGTCCATGATAATGGCATCAAGTCAACTTGAGGAACTTGGAAAGATAACTGGAACTGTTTCTAAAACACAGATTGCTGCAGAAAGAAGAAAAGCAAGAAATACAGATATTTCTCCAGTTAGTATAGAGTTTGGAAATAAAGTTATAGGAGAAAGTGATTTTGGTAAAAATCTTAAAACTTCTTTTGAACAAAGCATAGCAGATTTTGGAGAAAGCGCTGCAGTTGATTCATTGGCTAATCAACTTGGAACTGCTGTATCTCAAGGAATTTTAAGTGCAGATCAAGCAGAATCTATAGCAGTTGCACTTACTAGAAATCTAAAAGATGCAAAACTTGAACTGAACGTAAGAGGAAGGCTTATTCAACTACTTGGTCCAAATGGAGAAAACTTAGTTTCAAATCCACTGGCAGTAGAAGTTGAACTAATAGCAAGCGGACAAAGAGTTCAGAAGGCTGCTACTGATAATTTAAATAAGGTTGCAAGTGAGCAAGTAGGAATAAACACAAAGGGAGAAATTCTTCAGACTGTAGGTGCCACAGTTGGTGGCGGATACATAGCAGCAAGAGCAGGAATGAGCGCTGCAAATATGATGAGCGAAGTATCAGCAGCCCGTGCTGGTGGTACTGGAGTTATGAAGGCAATACAAATTGCAAGTGCAGCAAGAAAGGCTGGAACGGCAGGATCTTTAGCCGCAGCAGCAGCAGGCGCTCCTGCAGCAGGTGTTGGAGCAGTTCCTGGATTAGTAGGCGCATTAGTGTCAACAGTAGTTCTTGGTGGAATTGAAGCAGGACTTAGAAATTGGCAAAAGGGTAAAGAAAAGGCTGTAATGGCAAAAGCCGCTGGAGTTGTGCAGGGTATAACAACACAGAATCTTGCAGCATCACAAGGAAGTATTGATGCACTAACTTCCCAATATGATACAGCAATTGCAAATCTAGAACTTAAAAAGAAAACATTAAAGACAGAACAAGAACGTGCTGCTGTTGACCAACAAATTCTTGGACTCCAAACTAAAAAAGATAGTGGTCTTAAAGACTTGCGAAAGAGTCAATCAGATATTCTTGGTAGTGTTGTTTCTAACTATGAGACTGTAAATAAAAGAAGTCTGATGGAAACCATAAGTCCATTTGGTTCTGGAAGAGGCCAGGTTCGTGATAAGTATATGGAAGCATTCTCTGTTGGAATGCAAGAAAAATTTAAAGACAGTCCAGCACTAAAAGCACAAGCAACTGCTTTACAAAGCCAACTAGACAATATTGGTAATGATGCGGTAACACTTGAAATATCAACACTAGTAACCTCCGATGTTTTGACACCAAACGAAGCATCTGTAATGCTTAAGACTCTTACAGCAACAGGTGGAGATGTTAGCAAAAACCTTCAGGCAATGGTTGCTGTTCAAGGCACTGAAGGACTTCAAAGACTATCAACACTTCTAACCCTAATTCCAAATGAAAATAATCAAAGACAATTAGTCTTAGCAGTTAAACAAATGAACAAAACAGAGGCAGATGCAACATTCTCAGCAATTGAAGAACTCGGCAAAATTCCAGACTACGTAGGAATTGACTTAAACATTGAAACACAAAAGAATGATATTGTAGATCTTAAGAGAGCAGGAAAAGAAATTGATGCACTTAAGAAGCAATTTCCTAATGGAAATATAGATCTTAAGGCATTAATTAAAATGCAAGAAGAGGCAGGCGGAGTAGGAAAAAATCTAACGCTAGATGCTGCTATTGCACAATGGACAGCAATATCAAAACTTCCTAAAGAATTACAGTTCCAAGCAATGATTACTATTGGCTCAATTAGTCAAAGTGATAGTTTTGACCAAATTCTTGACAGAGAACTTTCTGCAGCATTCTATAAGCAAAATCCTGAACTTGCTATGAGTTTTGTTGATCCCAAAAAAGAGGCTGCTAAAAAGGCTAAACTAAAAGCATTTAAAGAAGATCTTAAGAATATTGATGCAGCAACAAAAGCATATTTTGACAGACTTGCTCCACAAATATTTGGTACTGCAGTTCCCCCAGTAGTACCACCTGGAGGTGGAGGAGCAAATGCAAATAAAACAAAGAAGGATACTTCTTGGCTAAATGACCTTACACAAAGACTAAAGATTGTAAAAGACTCTTCAATTGATGCATTAAACCCACTAGCCTCTATTAAAAAATTCCTTGGTGGAGATATTGCTGGTCAAGGCGGGGGTAGTGTTAAGTCAAATACATCACTTGATAAGCAATTAGGTGCTATCCAAAAAATTGATCAACTTGCTCTTGATGGAAACATTGCTGGATTGTCAGATGACTTCCGTGAAATTCTAGTGAACATGGATCCAGAACAGTTTGTTTTATGGTCAAAAACACTTTTTAAGGTTGGCAAGGAAGGAAGAATAACTGGGCTTACTCAGGACTTTATTGATATTAATAGTGCTTTTAGAACTGCAACTATTGGAGAGTATATTGAGAATGAGAAAAAGGCTGTTGATGAAATTCGTGACAGAGTTAATGCATACTCTTTGCTAACAGACATGGCAAGGGAGTATGGTTTTTCTGTAGCAGACACAGATCAACTTATGAAAAATCAATCCTTTGTTGCTGACATTGCAAACGGAGTTAGATACTCAAAAGAAGAACTTGCTGGATTGCTTGAAATAAATAGAGATGCAAGACAAATGCTTTCTAGAGAAGCAACAATGGGACAACTTCAGGAGACCAATAAAATTCAAATGCAGATAGATGCATTTAAAAAATTACAATCTGAAGGTGTTGCATATGAAACAATTCTTCAAGTAATTTCTAAGTCAGAGTGGGTTGAAGCAGTTCTTACTGCTACTGGAAAAATATCAGATGAGTTCCCTAACCTTATTAAATCTGCTAAAGATTATAAGAAAGTCTTGTTTGAATTACAGCAACTTCAAGAGTCTGATGCAACAAAGATAGATCAAAGATTCGCAGCAGAGGCAGCAAGAATAACTGCAAAGGCTGCAGCAGATTTTAGAAAAACAAACTCAATGTCTGTTGAGCAGTTTAACGTTATAACAAAAGAAAAAGAAATTGCACAAAGAGGTTTCCAGGACCAGATTGATACATACAATGATGGAATTTCAGCAATTGAAAAACTTGAGCAATCTGTAAACGATAAATATGATGCAAAGGCTAAATTAATTGATGAGCAAGTTAGTGCTCTAGATAAGGTTCGTTCTATCAATGAAGATATTGCAGCACAGCAAGAAAACCAACTAACCTTAGCAGACGCTCTCACACAAGGTGACATTTCAGCAGCAGCCAAGGCTGCAGCAGATTATTCTGCTCAACAAGCAGATGTTGCTTCTAGAAGTGCCAGCGAAGCACTTGACGAACAAAGAGCAGCCATGGAAGTTGCTAGACAAAAAGAAATTGATAATCTTAAAACAAAAATTAATGGAAAAGAATATACTAGAAAACAACTTGCAGAATTAACAGCATCAATACAAGAAAAAGATATTGATAGACTTGCTAAAGAAATTGAAGCAAGAAATCGCATAGTAACTGCATACGAAGATGCAAACACAAAGGCATTAGCAAATGTAGAAATTAACAAGATGACCTCAACAGAGTGGGATTACATAAAAGGTGCTGTTACTACATTAAACGAAGCCTATGATGCACAGGTAATTGATATTGATGCAATTGCAAAATCAGTAGGTGGGGTATCTGGAGCATGGGATGCAGTTACAACAGCAATTAAGACTGCATCTTTAGAAGTTGGTAAGTACCCAGTATCTGGATCAGAAAAGTTTGCAATAGATAAGGCCGCTGCCGATAAAGCAGCAGCAGACAAGGCTGCAGCGGATAAACTAGCAGCAGAAAAGAAAGCAGCAGAAGATGCAGCAAAAGCAGGAGCAGGTGCGGGTACACAAACTGTAGATCCTAATTCTGCAAGAGGTAGACTCAATGCTTATCTAAAAGCAAAAGAAGATAGACTTGCAGCAGCAGAAGAAAAAAGAAAACTAGAAGCAGCAGCAGCAGAACTTGCTACATCAAGTGCTGCTCTTAGAAAACTACAATCTGGACAAGCACTAACAGCCATTGAAAGAAAGTTACTTGGAATCGGAATGGCTAAGGGTGGATTTGTTCCACAGTATATGGCTTCTGGAGGTTTTTCAATAGGAACAGATACAGTTCCTGCGATGCTAACACCTGGAGAGTTTGTAGTAAGAAAGAGTATTGCAGATCAATACGGACCACTTCTTGAGTCTTTAAATAATGGAACATATAAATCTTTTGAAGCGCCAACATATTCTAATATGAATAATAGTGCTGTTAAGGTAGGAGTAGGATCATCAAATGCTCCATCAGATAACTCCAGCAAGGTGTATAATTATAACGTAGGTATTAGCGTAAGTAACACAAGTGCAAGTGCAGATGACATTGCTAAGGTAGTTATGGCTGAGATTAAATATATTGATTCACAAAGACTTAGAGGGCAGAGATAATGGCAACGTCAGGCTATATAACAGGTAGAAAGCGCTATCAGAGACCACAAGGTATTCTTTGGTCCAATAACGCAGGAACGCTCTCAAATGGTCTCTACGTGCCTACAGGGTACGAAATTGGGGCAGATATCGGGGCAGAGACAAACGCATCCCTAATAGACCAGTTCCTAATACTATCTGACCATAATCGTAGTGAGTTAAGATTTTCTCCTAAAAGAATTGAACAAAGACAAAGAACCATTAATGGGCGTATGCGTTCATACCATATCGCTGATAAACTAGAAATATCATGGTCTTGGGATAACCTTCCTTCAAGAGCATATAGCGAAAGCCCTGAGTTTGGATCTAATGGTCTTTCAGCCCTAAAGGGAACACAGTCTGAATACACAGCAGATGGTGGAGCAGGCGGTGTAGATCTTTTAGATTGGTATGAAACACATAGAGGTCCATTCTGGATGTTCTTAGCATATGATAAATACAGTAACTTTGAAAACACAGAAGATCCGTATGACCACCTTCATCAGTATAACCAAGTTATTCAGGTTTATATATCTGATTTTAACTATACTGTTGTAAAACGTGGAGCAACAAACCACGACCTTTGGAATATTTCGGTAACACTGGAAGAGGTCTAGAGTGTTTGTAAGTAGCGAACTAAAGACACACCTAGAGTCTTCTTCAACTATCCAGTTGCAGTCTCTTGTTTTGGCTGAGTGGAATATGAACATGCCAGACAATGTTCAGAAACTAGGTAACTATAGATACAGACCAACAGGAACCGATAACAAGTTTAAGACTATAGCAACTACTTTTGATGCTGCAGACGCTGCTGGTTTGTATACAGGTGCTACTGATGCTGACATTGCTATTGATGGTGGTTTTACAAATTCTGGAATCCCCCAATTTTTTACATCTACTAAGGATAAAATGAAAATGATTTACTCTTTAGAAGATTGCATTAAACCATTCAGACCAAGATCTGGTATTAATAAGTTAATGTATTTTAGTGGTAACTATATTCATAACTCAAATGAGTTAATGTCACAAAGACCTAGATATTATATGCCATCTCGCTATGACGAATTTAAATATTGGACTTCATATAGAACTGAGACTGCAGTAGAAGACGGGGTTACAAAAACAATTGAGCGTGGAATTGCTAAGAACAAAGTTGGAACCTTAAACTATATTGATGATACAGCGCCATTTGTTGTGTATAAGGAAAATGTTCCAGCAAACAGAATTATTATAAAGATGCAGACAAATATTGGGAATGTAAATCTAGGTCCATTTACAACATCTGCGGGATCAATTCAAGATCCTTTGTTTAGAACAGACTATAAGACAACTCCTGTTAACTGGAAAATACAGTACCTAAAGGATAGCGCTTGGGTGGATGCTCAATCTTTTAATGCTTCAAGCGTAAGAGACGACGGGACAGCAATAGTTGGATCAGATGGATATGTTGAATTACAATATGGACTAATACTTCCTAAAGAATATAAAACAAAGTTTAACTATCAAGGAACACTTCCAGCAGTATCACAGTTGCCAAGCACAGCGTTTGATGGATATGCGTACTTGGTTATTCCTACAACTGGTAGCAGAGGAACATTTCATATTTGGGATGAAGCCTCAGAAGAATATAAAACATTTACTCCGCAATATGGGTGGAGAGTTGCAGAAGAAACAGTAAACAATGAAAGTAGTTTTATAGAAGATCTTACATCTCCTACTTACTTTAACAATGAAACAGATGGTCAAAAGGTTTATAGAGAGTTCCAGAACATACGTGGAATTCGCATTGTCGTAGATACTATGAACAAGTTTGATTCTAGGTTTGACCTAATTGAAATGTCACCTAGACTTGTTGTTGATATTTCTGATAAAGTTATAGACTTTAAAATTAAGAAAAGCCTTGCTGATCTTGGCTCAACATCTTTGCCAGTTGGACAACTACTTGCTTCAACTGGAGACATTTCTCTTTTTGATGATGACCAAGCATTTAATCCTAACAATACAAATAGCATAATTAGTAAGTATGTAAGAAAAAACATTAAGTTTAATTTCTATGAAAAGATTGTTAATGTTGGTGGATATGATTATTATGTGCCAATGAAAACTTTATACTCAGAAGGTTTCCCACAGGTTGAACGTAACTCTGGATCTCTTTCTTTAACTCTTAGAGATATGTACTTCTTACTTGAGTCAATGCCTGCGCCAAGAATGCTTGTTACAGAGGCATCACTTAGTTATGCCATCACACTTTTACTTGACTATATTGGATTTAGCAACTATACATTCCTTAGAGTTGCTGGTGAAAAAGATCCAATCATTCCATACTTCTTTATTGCTCCAGACCAAAATGTTGCTGAGGTATTAAACCAGTTAGCCGTTTCAACACAAACAGCAATGTTCTTTGATGAATATAATAATTTTGTTGTGATGAGTAAAGATTATATGATGCCTTCGCTAACCCAAAGAGAATCAAACTTTGTTTTGTCTGGGTCTAACAACCAAACAGATACAGGTGTAACTGAAAATGCTACATCTGGAAATCTTCCAAACATTATATCTATTGCATCTGAAGATAAAAAGATCTTTAACTCAGGAAAGATTAACTATACGACAAGATATATCCAGAGATCATACGGAAGCATTCGTCAAGCAAGCCTAGTAGATCAAGAAAAAACATGGATATACAAGCCTGCACTTTTGTGGGAAGTATCTGGAACTGAAAATACAAAGACTATTAATGAAGTAGCAAGTACTCAGGGTAGTTATGTTTTAGGGGCAATGCCAATTGCATCAGATGTACCTAGTGCTGTACCAACAGTTGTTAATAACTTAATGACAAATAACATAATTGATTTAGGAGAAAACGTATACTGGCTAACAAGATATACGGGTTATCTATATGCAAGCGGTGAAATTATTAAATACGATGCTGCAGAGTTTAGCGTTACCCTTGGTCTTTGGTATGACATTAAGGCAGATGGAACAATAGATGAAACAAAACAATATTTTGTAGAACCAGGAAACTTTGCACCAGCATCAGTTATTTCTACAATTGAAGCGCAGGTAAAGTCTAAGGCAATCACTCAGGCACAAGCAGATAAGACTATTGAGCAATGGAAGGCAACCCACAGACAGGGTTCAAGTAACGTTTGGGTTAGCAGCAATGAAGAGTATCAAAAATATTTCTCTGTGTTGCCGTTTAACGGAAAAATCTACCCTACTGGAAGAATCAGAATTTATTCTGTACCTTACTATGAAACAACTGGGGGAGTTACAAAGATGAAGAACGGTGCCGTTGTCGAGCATGGTCGTGGACAATTTGGTACAAAGGTAACATCTCATAGTGCTGGAATAAGTTCTTATTGGTCAAATAACGATAACGTGCGTGGCTGTACTATGAAGGCTAGAGATTATTTATTTACAACTAACACAAATCCAACCTTACCAACCACAGTTGCTGGAATTGCTGGAGTTGATAATGCTCGTGCTAAGCAAACAACTAGAAACAGTATTATTAGAAACTTCATGTCTTTAAGCGGAAAGACAGAAACAGAAGTAAACTCTTTTACACAAACAAGAACTGGAACTATTCAGTCTTCTGCACTTGTTATGAATGGTCCTGCATTTACAACTACGGAAACACCTATTGACTTTATTTCTTACGTATACAAGCCTTTGGATAATGCATACAGACACTTTGGTACAAGAATGCGTATTATTGGAAAGATTGAGAATAATCAAACAAGAGGTCAGACCCCAACAGGAAGTTCCTCATATTATCAGGTAACTGGATCTCTTACCGATCAAAGCGTTAGCATTGGTGGTGGCTCTGGAGGTCTTGGAGTAATGCTAAATCCAGACACGAACAATGGATATTACTTTGAAATAGTTGCACTAACAGAAAGCAACGTAGAGTCTTACTTAACAACAACAGCAGATGGAACCGAAGATGTTGTTATTCATAATGTGTTGTTCTATAAAATTAAAAAAGATAGTTCAAACACAGATGCAATCCCCGTAAAACTTTGGGGTGGGCTTTCAAAGATTACAGTAGACGATGGAAGTTTTACAGGTCAATACAGAATGACCACACAAGATACGCCAACAGTGTTTGACCTTTCTGTTGAGTACAAAGACCTTGGAAAGATTAGAAGGTTCTACCTTTACATTAATAACAATCTTGTTAAGGTAGTTGACGACAATGATCCACTTCCTATTTATAACAATATGGCTCTATTTACTCGTGGATCATCACGAGTTATGTTTGAAAATATTTATGCTCTTTCAGAGAACTACTCCCAGAATACTGTTGCAACTGCGGTAGATACAATTGCCCAGACATTTGGAGATGAGTCTGTAGACATTAATGAGTCATTTAGAAAGTATGCAATGAGTGGGGTTATTCAGTCAACGTATCTTACTGGAGTAAGCGCTCAACAACCTCCAAAATACAATATGTATTTTGATGAGTTTGGAACAATTATGAGAGAGTGTGCATATTTTGATATTAAATATGACCGTGCATACCCAGCACTTTATGCTCAACTATCTCCAACCTTTAACCGAATTAAGGGCTATACAACTTCTGGTTTCTATGCAGATTCTTATGGTGCTGAGTTTATGGTATTTAATGCTACAGACAAAGCCTTAGTCTTAGATGATACAAGCGGAAACTATTTAAGAATCCAGGGAATAACATTTACACAAGACACAACACATGAACTAACTGTAGATGAATACTTTAATAAAAGATCTAGTCAGTCTGACCCAGAACTACAGGGAACAACTGTTTTAACATCTCCATATGTAGAGTTAGAAAAATATAACAAGATAAAGCAGAGTAGAATGATTTACGGAAACAATGAGTTTTCTATTGAGGCCCCATACATTCAGACTCAAGACTCTGCAAATAGCCTTATGGGTTGGATCATTGATAAGTTAATGATACCAAAAAGATCTGTTGGTGTAAACATATTCAGTATACCAACACTTCAACTAGGAGATATTGTTACAATTAATTATAAAGATAGTAATAATGTTGACGTAATAACTTCATCTACAACTAGGTTTGTAGTATATAATATTGATTATTCAAGAAGTTTAGACGGACCAAGCATGACCGTTTATTTGAGTGAGGTGTAATATGGCAAATAGTATTGGAGTTATGACGGGTTCAGATGGAAACTTATATGAACTTTTTTCTGACGGATCAAGAGTTTTAAAAGAAACAGGCTATCAAAAAAGAATTGATGCTATGGTTGCAACCCTTAACTCAACAACTAATAAACCTGGCCCAAGTCCAACTAATGTTACAACTACATCAACCGCTCCAGCAGTTAGTCCTACACCTGCTGCCGTTACATCTACACCAACAGCCTCTTCAGCAAGCACGACTCAAGTAAAGAGTGCTACAAAAGATATTATTATTTTTGATGATGAGGCTATCCCCGTTGCACTTATGGCAGACCTAATATTTGAAGATATCGGTGGTCAAGAATTAATTAATATTGCAAGGCGTGATACTGTAAATGGACAAAAAATCAGTTATCAGCCAATTAAAAATCTTTCATCTATAGAGCAACAATATAACCCTAACAATATAGTTAGTCTTCAGTCAACCTCAGATAAATATTTTGCTAATTTTCCAATCAAACTTGATGACAAGATACCTGAAACTGGAGGGGGTACTGGAGGAGACTATGTTTATATAGATACAGTCACAGGTAACCTAGTAGTAGAAGCAGTTAATCTTGAATCAGATGAACAGATAGAAATTCAAATAGCCAGAAGTGGTACAATATATGAGACAGATTTTAACTAGGGAGCATCTTGATAACTAATACTGGAAAGTCTATTCTGGGTAAATACCTGCTAGGTCAGGCTCCAGCCTATGCCTCATTTATTGCTATTGGATGTGGGGCTAAACCCCTAGACACCACAGATACTCTTGGTGACTATTCTAATAAAAAGAACCTTGACTTTGAAATGCTTCGTGTTCCAATATCTTCTAGAGGGTTTGTTAGTGAGGGCGGTTTGGACAAGATCGTATTTACTGCAGAACTACCAGCAGAAGAAAGATATGAGATAACAGAGGTTGGTATTTTTTCTGCAAAGTCAAATCCATCAGCAGGGGCTTATGATAGCAAGACTGTGTTTTCTTTTACAAATACTGAAAACTGGAACTACCATACCTCAGCATCTTCAACAGCCATAACATCAATTGCTACTGCATTAGATGAAAGTGATGATAATGTTATTTCAACAGCCTTAAAGGTTTTTCAAACAAATGCAGATAACTCTATATTTTATAAAACATCCAGAGCAGCCAGATATGAAAGATGTAGATTTTTAAATAACGTAATTCTTATGCGTGGAGATGATGCAACCTTGACGGTATCTGGAGGACACTTTGTTATTGGTGCAGGATCTAACCATATCCATTACACTAGACCAAGCGCAAACTTTTCTCAAAACTCTCCAACAGACGAACTACGTTTAGCATTTTCTGTAATTAATAAAGACGGAGACTCAGCACTTGCTCCAGATACTGTTAGAGTACTTGTTGACTTTTCTTCAACTGATGCTGGCACTGGAGAGTATGCAAGGTTTGAAGCAGAAATAGTAAATGGGACTGGTACTGGTCAATACGATTTAGATGAAAATAGATATGTAGTTATTTCAAAACAACTTCAAGAACTATACACAAGTGCTAACTTTACTTGGAATGCTGTTACGGTTGCAAAAATATATGTAAGCGCTATTGATGGTGGTGCTGTATCTGATGATTACTATATTGCTCTTGACTCAATGAGACTAGAAAACATCGGAACTGTAAACCCTTTGTATGGATTAACTGGATACTCTGTTATTCAAAACCCAGATTCTGAATCAATTATTAAAGCACCAAACACAAGCAACTATGTAGAATTTAGATTTTCTATTGGTGTAACGTAATGGCTGAGATTATAAAAAAGGCAAAGATACTAAAAGAAAGTTTGCCACCAGTAAGTAGTGTTACTGGAGATTACAGCGTAAGATATAGAATTATATCTGAAGACAAGAACAGAACATCTTCTTGGTCTTCTGTTTATAGTGTTGATCCAAACTATACCTATGTCCCTGGGAAAATAAACGTATCATCTTCTTCTGGAGTTGTTCGTGTAGCCTGGGATTCTGTAACAATTAAGATTGGGACAAACACTATTCGTCAAGCAAAAGATTATGATATTTTTATTAAGTGGAGTAAATCTGATGGTATTGGTGACTGGAAGTATGTAGAAAGAATTACAACTAATAGTACTAGTTTTGTTGTACCAGATACATTTTTTGTAAATGGTGTTGATCAATCTTTTACTCCAAACAGGATTACAGTTGAGGTATACTTAGTAGGTGAACCAGTAACTAGGGACTATACAGCACTACGTGTTTATAACCCAGCAATGCATACGATCTAATGATATAATGGAGAGATAATGGCAAAAGTACCACTACCCGAAAGAGGGCAACCGATAGATGTTACATACATCTACGAACTAACTAAGGCAGTTAATGATTTATCTGCACAGGTTTCTTCTGCAACCTACAAAACTACTACAGTGGATGCTGGAACAGCAGGACCACAAAGCGTAAAAACATCAGAGGCAAAGTTTATTGGTGGGTATGTAGAGGTAGCAAACAACAAAACAGTTACCGCTTCTTCAGAAGTTCCATTTTCTTTTCCATATAGCGACTTTAAGTATGCTCCAGTGGTTACAGCAACACCAATTAATAAAGGCGGAACCCCAGCAGGACAGAACGTTACAGTAACTCTAACAAGCGTTACAACGACTAAGGTAGATGGAATTGTAAGATTTAATGCTGCTGGCGATCTTACTGTTGGTGTTAACCTTATTGTTATTGGCGTACCAAACTAACATTAAGGATGTTGAATTGATTTCTTGCCGAAAGTGCAAAGGTAGAATGTTCGTTGACAGACAATATTCTAGCATTGACCATGTTGAGATTTATTGTGTTCGTTGTGGATCAAGAAGATTTTTTCATCCACCAAGTGAAAGCAGGGAAGGCGCATGGATACTTCTAAACGAAAAATCCAGAGCGAAGCATACAATAACGAGCCTGTAATAAAGGGCAAGGTTAAGGTATGGTTTTTAAATGGGGACTTGGTAAAGGTTCATCACTCTTCTAGATCTACTGGATTAGTAACTTTGTACAATGTTACAAAAGATAGATTAGAATCTTGCTTGCTTATTGATTTTAAGAAACATAGAGAAAGAGCCTACAGTGTAGCAGAGACTGCTGTACTTGTCAATAGGCATAGGAAGTATATTCCAAGTTTAATTAAACGAGGAATTATTCCACCACCAATAGGTGCTAGTTTAAATGGAGAAAGATCTTGGCAGGTTAGAGCGTACTATTCTGAATCGCATGTTAAAGAGATACGTGCTATACTTGCAAGTATACATATTGGACAACCAAGAAAAGACAAGTTAATAACAAATAACATGACTCCTACTAGTCAAGAATTGACACGGCGAATGGGAGACGGTATACTTACATATACGAAGACAGAAGATGGACGATTTATTCCAGTGTGGAGTGAGTCCATTTAAAACGAAATGGGTGGATAATGGAAAACGAACCAACAAAAGTAAATGTAACACTTGGCTATACTCTTAATCTGGGTAACTTCCAGTCACTAAGACTTGACCTAGGCGTTGTAGATAGTGCACGTAATGGAGAGACAGCAGACCAGGCTTTTGAGCGTGTCTACAAGTTCGTAGAGGACAAGTTAACAGATAAGATCCGTGAAGCACAAGAAGAGGCTTCTGAAGGATAATGGCTGACCGCAAAGACCGAATGGCTTTGCTCAGTAGATTTAACAAGTTTTACCTGCAAAGGTATGAGCAAAAGTCTAACATGAATCTTAACGTAGAGCAGTGGGCTGCAGATGCACTCATTGAGTCATACGGCATTAGTGATTGCTATGATATTCTAGAGTATTACTTTTCTATTGCACAAGAGCCTAGTTGGAATTACTTTGCATATAATACAGAAAAAATTATTAATGGTAAAAGAGAAGTAGAGCAGGATAGAATAGAGAGAGCAGAGCGCAGACGAATGGCTAAGGAGTGGTTAAGTGAATAACACAGAGGCAAAGGTAATTAGCGCAGTACTAGAAGATAAACAAATACACGTACTGCTTCAGGCCAATGTTGAAACTATGCTACGTACGCACAATGATATCTGGAACTTTATTCGTTTGTATTCTGAGAACAATCAGGCACTTCCTCCAGCAGACTTAGTTAGAGAAAAGTTTCGTGACTTTGAGCCAGTCAATGGTGTCGGATCAACCAAGCATCATTTGGCAGAACTTCAGACAGAGTATCTTAACGATAGCCTAAAAGATATTCTTCGTAGTGCTGCTGGAGATGTACAAACTGGTAACGGTACAGAAGCACTTGAACACCTTATTACTAAAACCTCAGAACTAAAAAAGAACACTGCTGCTATTCGTGACATTGATGCAACTGATCTTGAAGATGCTGTTGCGTATTACGAAAGAGTGCAGAAGCAAAACGAACTTGGTGCTGTAGGAATCAAAACAGGCTTGCCAGGGTTTGACAACTACCTGCCTGCTGGAATTATGCCAGGTCAACTTGGAGTGTTCCTTGCTTATCCAGGCATTGGTAAATCTTGGATGGCACTTTACTTTGCAGTGCAGGCTTGGAAGCAAGGTAAGTCTCCAATGATCATCTCACTTGAAATGTCTGAGACAGAAGTTCGTAACCGTGTATTTGCAATTATGGGAGAAGGCCTTTGGTCTCATCGCAAGTTGTCAAATGGTGAGGTTGAAATTGATATGCTTCGCAAGTGGCACGCAAACAAGGTAGAGGGTCGCCCAGAGTTCCATATCATTTCAAATGACTCTGGTGGAGAAGTTACTCCTTCGGTAATTCGTGGAAAGATTGATCAGTATAAGCCAGACTTTGTTGTAGTAGATTATCTACAACTTATGAGTCCAAATCAAAAGGCTGATAATGAAACGGTAAAGATGAAGAACCTCTCACGAGAACTTAAACTAATGTCTATTAGTGAAGAAGTACCTATCATTGCTATCTCATCTGCAACACCTGACGATGTAAAGGATCTTAGTACCCCTCCAACACTTGGACAAACAGCGTGGTCAAGACAGATTTCTTATGATGCTGACTGGCTTCTTGCATTGGGTCGTGGAACAAACAGTGATATTATTGAATGTGTATTTAGAAAAAACCGTAATGGATTTATGGGTGACTTCTTAGTACAGGTAGACTTTGATAAGGGCTACTACAGATATAAGGATTTTGAAGATGGTAAGTAATATCTATAGCGAAGAGCAAATTCGCAGAGTTCTTAATGGCTCTGGTATGGAAATTGAAGCAGAGTTTGGTAATGACTTTATTGTATATTGTCCATACCACAATAACAGCAGAACTCCAGCAGGAGAAGTAGCAAAGGATAGTGGTTTATTCTTTTGCTTTGGATGCCAGACAACTAAAAACCTTGAAGAGTTTATTATGTTTACAACTGGGCGTTCCTATTTTGAAACTGTTCGCTATATTAAAAGTAAAGAAACAGAAACAAACATAGAGAACATAGTTAACAAGGCTATGTATGCACCACCAGACTTTGTTCAGTATGATGAAGTTCTTATTAAGCGTTTAAATAATCAAGCACTTGAGTCTCCAAGAGCAATGAGATATTACTCTGGAAGATCAATTACAGAAGATTCTGTTAAAAAGTTTTGGTTAGGTTATTCAGAGAAGCAGGATATGGTTACTATTCCTGTACATTCTCCAGATGGATTAACGATTGGCTTTGTTGGTCGTTCTGTTGAGGGCAAAGAGTTTAAGAATACCCCTGGTCTTCCAAAGAGCAAGGTCTTATTTAACTTGCACAGAGTTAAGACTTCTAGTATTATATATGTAGTGGAATCATCTTTTGATGCCATTCGTTTAGACCAAGTAGGTTTCCCAGCAGTTGCAACACTGGGTGCTAACGTATCTGCCTCACAGATAAAATTGTTAGAAAAGTACTTCAACAATGTCGTACTTGTTGCAGACAATGACGACGCTGGTGCAATTATGAAAGACAAGTTAATTGAAAAACTTGGCTCTCTCGTCAGCGTAGTTACCATAGATAAAAAATACAAAGACATTGGCGATATGGATGACAGTGCAATCAGGGACATAGAGTTCCAGTTTGACAAATCTATCTCGTCTATGCTAAACTAATATAACAACACGAAGGAGAAAATATGAGCGTAGTAAAGGGACTCAAGAACATTAATGCCCTGCTTGACAAGCCAAAGTATGACGAAAACTCACCAAAGGTAAAGTGGCTAAAACTTGCCGATGGTCAATCAGTAAAGATTCGCTTTATTGAAGAACTAGATGAAGACTCAGCAAATTATAATGAAGGCCGTGGTCTTGCACTAGTTGTTAAGGAACACACAAATCCAAAGGATTATAAGCGCAAGGCTGTAGATACAATGGAATCTGAAGGCCGTGACTGGGCAGAAGAAATGCACCGCAAAGATCCAAAGGCTGGATGGCGTGGTCGTCTTCGCTTCTACTGCAATGTCCTAGTAGACGATGGAATTGAAAAGCCATATGTTGCTATTTGGTCAATGGGTGTAAGCAAGCAATCTGCTTTCAATACCATTCGTGAGTATGCTCTTGAAACAGGAAGCATCTCAAACTTGGTATGGAAGGTAAAGCGCAATGGTCAGGGAACTGAAACATCGTACACACTTATTCCATCTGCACCAGACAAGGAACCTTTTGACTGGGCAGAGATTGAACCATTTCCGTTGGAATCAGCACTTAAGAAGATTCCTTATGCGGAACAAGAAGCATTCTATTTGGGCTTTGATGGTCCAACAACCACGTCTGCAACAAACACAGACTGGTAATAGATGAACTACGCAGGCTTACACGTACACACACACTATTCATTATTTGATGGTGTTGCTACTCCAGAAGAATATGTAGACCGAGCAGTTGAACTTGGTATGCCAGCATTGGCTATCACAGATCACGGAACCTTATCTGGGCATCGGGAACTGTACCGAATTGCAAAAGCAAAAGGTGTAAAGCCTATTCTTGGCGTGGAAGGATATTTTTGTGTTGATAGATTTGATAAGAGGCCGAAGGCAGAACGCACAGAGCCAACTGATCTAGTTTATAATCACATTATCCTTCTCGCCAAGAATCAAGTAGGTCTTGAAAATCTTAATAAGATTAATGAAATTGCATGGACAGAGGGGTACTTTAATAAACCACGCTTTGACTTTGAAGTATTAGAAAAGTATAGCGAAGGTATTATTGTACTCTCTGGCTGTCTTAGTGGAATTATTGCAAAGGCTCTTGAGTTCGGAGAGTATGCACAAGCAAAGAAACATATTGAATGGTTTAAGCGTGTGTTTGCAGATGATTTCTATATGGAGTTAATGCCACACAATGGTGCAGAAGTAAACAAGCAACTGGCAGATCTTGCAGATGAGTTTAAAATTCAGACTGTAGTTACTCCAGACTGTCACCATGTTGACGAATCACAAAAAGAAATTCAAGAGTTTAAGTTACTTATGAACTCTCACGCTAAGGTACAAAAAGATACTACCTACGACAAATCTAAGAAGCAAGACGGAATGATGAAGCGTCTTGACTACTTGTATGGTGAAGACCGACAAATGTCGTTTAACAAATTTGACATTCACCTTCTTTCGTATGACGAGATGAAGTTTGCCATGGAATCCCAGGGTATTGTCAGAGAAGACATGTACGCAAATACATTAGTAATCTCAGACAAGGTAGAAGACTATGATATTAAAGATGGACTAAACCTACTACCAGTACAGTACAAGAACCCAGACAAAGAACTCAGAACACTTGCTATGGAAGGTTTAAAGGTTCGTGGTTTGGATACAAATCAAGAATACCTTGATCGCCTTGATGAAGAGTTAGAGATTATTAAGAACAAGAACTTTGGTCCATACTTTCTTGTTGTTCAGAATATGATCGGCTGGGCAAAGAAAGAAGGCATCTTGGTAGGTCCAGGTCGTGGATCTGCTGCTGGTTCGTTGTTGTGCTACTCACTTGGCATTACTGATATTGATCCAATTGAACATGGCCTGTTGTTCTTCCGTTTTATTAACCCAGACCGTAATGACTTTCCAGATATTGATACAGACATTCAAGATACTCGTCGTGAAGAAGTAAAGGATTATCTAGTTCGGCAATATCGCCATGTTGCTTCTATTGCAACGTTCCTAGAGTTTACTGGTAAAGGTATTGTTCGTGATATTGCACGAGTGCTTAATATTCCTTTATCAGATGTTAACAAAGTTCTTAAGACTGTGGATACTTGGGATGATTTCTGTAACTCTAAATCAACAAGAGAGTTCCGTGAAAAATATCCAGAGGTAGAAATTTATGGAGAGCAACTGCGTGGAAGAATTCGTGGTACAGGTATTCACGCTGCTGGAGTTGTAACTGCGAAAGAACCAATCTTTAGACATGCTCCAATGGAAACAAGATCATCTACTGGTAGCGATGAACGTATTCCTGTAGTAGGTGTTGATATGGAAGAAGCAGAAAGAATTGGATTAATTAAGATTGATGCTTTGGGCCTTAAGACTCTTAGTGTACTTAAAGATACTATTGATATGGTTAAAGAAAACCATTATGTTGACATTGACTTATTGTCAATTGATATGAAAGATAAAGATGTTTATGAAATGCTTTCTAGTGGTTTCACTAAGGGAGTGTTTCAGTGTGAAGCAACGCCATATACAAACCTTCTTATTAAGATGGGTGTAAAGAATCTAAACGAACTTGCAGCATCAAATGCTTTGGTTCGCCCAGGTGCTGCTAACACAATCGGTAAAGATTATATTGACCGTAAGCATGGTCGTCAAAATATTAATTATCTTCACCAAATTCTAAAACCATTTACGGAGGATACTTATGGCTGCATTCTTTACCAGGAACAAGTTATGCAAGCATGCGTACAACTTGGCGGTATGTCCATGTCGGAAGCAGATAAAGTTAGAAAGATCATTGGAAAGAAAAAAGATGCTAAAGAGTTTAATGAGTTCCAAGATCGTTTCATTAGTGGTGCTAGTAAGTATATCTCCCCTAATGATGCTCTGGATCTTTGGCATGATTTTGAAGCGCATGCTGGGTATTCGTTCAACAAATCGCATGCCGTTGCTTACAGTACTCTCTCGTATTGGACAGCGTGGCTCAAATACCACTATCCGCTAGAGTTTATGTTTGCACTATTAAAAAATGAAAAGGACAAAGATGGAAGAACTGAGTATCTTATTGAAGCGAAAAGAATGGGCATTAGTATCAAGTTACCTCACATTAACGATTCGGATAAAGATTTTAAAATTGAGGGTAAGGGCATTCGGTTTGGACTCAGTGCTATCAAGTTCATATCTGACACGATTGCTGAACGATACATATCAGCACGACCATTTAATTCATACAAAGAACTTGAAGAATTTACCTTTACAAAAGGAAACGGAGTAAACTCCCGTGCACTCCAAGCGCTAAGAGTAATTGGTGCTGCAACATTTAATGATAACCCTAGGAATGATGATGAGATTAAAGAGAACCTTTATGAGTATCTAAATCTACCAGAGTTTAACATTACTATTCCATCTCACTACTATGCTTTTATTAGCGATGTAGAACAGTTTGAAGAAAAAGGATCCTATATTCTTTTGGGAATGGTCAAGGCAATTAAGCGTGGTACTGGCTGGTCAAGAGTTGAAGTATTAGATAAGACTGGATCAGTTGGAATCTTTGATGAAGAGCAGACAACAATTGAAACTGGAAAGACATACTTGCTTTTGGCAACAGACAACAGAATTGTTTCTGCAATTCCAGCAGAAGAAATAAGAACATCTTCAGATGCTCTTGTAAAGTTTTTAAGTTATAAGCAGTTGCCATATAAAGATGAAGAGATGTATGTGGTATCGTTTAAACCTAGAATTACTAAAGCAGGAAAGAAGATGGCAACCCTTACGCTTGCAGATACAAGCAGAGACTTGCACCCTATTACTGTATTTCCTACAGCATTCTCAAAAGCATACATGCATATAGAAGAGGGTAAGTCTTACAAGTTTAGTTTTGGCAAAACAAAAGATGGAACAATAACACTGGAGGATATAAATGCTTGACAATATGGCAATAGAACTACACAAGAATGCAACCGAGAAAGGCTTTTGGCCAGAGCCAGATGCCGTAGATGATATCTTTATTGCAAAACAATTAATGATGATTGTCTCTGAAGTTACTGAGGTAATGGAAGCAATTCGTAAAGACAAAGGCGAAGAAGAGATTACAAAAGAGTTTGCAGATATTATTATTCGTACACTAGATTTATATGCAGGAGTGGTAGAGGCAGGGTACACAAAGTTATCCCTAGACAATGCCCTACTAGAAAAGGTAGAGTTTAATAAATCTCGCCCAGAAAAGCACGGGGTACGATTCTAATGTCAGTAACAATGGAAGAAGTACTAGCACAACTTAACCCTAAGTTGCGTAAAACTATTATGACTGGAGACTCAGTTCCTCCAACAGAGTATGCAGAAACACCTAGTTTTGGTTTAAACCGTGCCTTAGCAGGGGGACTGCCGTATGGTAGACAAGTACTCATCTGGGGTTCAAAGTCCTCTGCAAAGTCCTCTCTATGCCTTCAGATGATAGGTCTGGCACAGAAAGAAGGAAAGGTTTGTGCATGGATTGATGCAGAAATGTCTTACGATCCAAAGTGGGCAGAGCGTTTAGGTGTTGACTCATCTAAGTTAATCTATTCACAGGCTCGTACAATTAATGAGATGGTTGATGTAGGGACAAACCTTATTAATGCTGGAGTTGATATTGTTGTGGTTGACTCAATAACATCATTGCTACCAGCAATTTATTTTGAAAAAGATTCAGATGAACTTAAGCAACTAGAAAATACTAAGCAGATTGGTGCTGAGTCTCGTGACTTCTCAAATGCTTGGAAGATGATTAACTATGCTAACAACAAAGTTAACCCTACGCTATTTGTTCTTATTTCTCAATCAAGAAACAACATTAACGCAATGTATACAAGCCAACAGCCAACAGGTGGTCAGGCTACAAAATTTTACTCGTCAACAGTTATTAAACTGTTCTCATCAGAGTCGGACAATCAAGCCATTAAAGGTAAGATCAAGATTGGCGATAAGTTGATTGAAGAAAAAATTGGAAGAAAGATTCGTTGGGAACTGCAGTTCTCTAAAACTTCTCCAGGATTTCAGTCAGGCGAGTATGACTTTTATTTTAGAGGAGATGACATTGGTATTGACTCTATTGGCGATCTTGTTGATACAGCAGAAGCAGCAGGTCTTGTAAATAGAACTGGTGCATGGTATCAACTTGATGACGGAACAAAAGTTCAAGGTAGAGATGGTTTTATTAACCGTGTAAAGGAAGACCTTGATCTACAAGAGTCTTTAAAGAAGAAACTTTCAAATGGCTGATAAAGAATTTAAAGTATTTGAAGGAAAGTTTCCTTGCAAAAAATGTCAAGAGGAAGTTCTTTCTTTAAGACTTTGGATTGAATCTGGAGATGCTACATGGATGTGTACTAAGAAGCATGTATCTAAAGTAAATCTAATACCAAAGAAAAAGAAGAAGGCGGACTTTGCAAATGAGTGAGCGTTCTGAGTCAAAGAGAATAGGTGCAAAACAGCACAAAAACTCTGGTAGAAATAATACGAAAGGTGATGCCTCTTGGCATAACTTTGTAGTTGACTTTAAAGAATGCTCAAAGTCTTTTACTCTTAACCAAGATGTTTGGGCTAAGGCTGTTACTGATGCTCTTAAGAAGAGTATGGATCCTGCCTTGATTATCGTACTTGGCGAGGGTACCCAGAAGGTCCGACTTGCTATAATTGAATTAGACATGTTAGAACAGTTAGTAGAAGGAGAATAAAATGACAGAAGGTACAGGACAAACAACGCTGGAGATGGTTAATGGTTTGGCAGAGATTGCCGAATTTATGGATGATGAAGAACTTACAATGGCTCTATCAATGATTGCTAAGTTAATTATTAAGCCAGACATTCCTATGCCAGTTGCAGCAATTGAGATTGTAAGACTTCAGGCAATTGCGGGAAAACTAGCGTTAAAGGCTACTTGGATGGCAAATGTTGACAAGAACAATCGGGCAAAGAAAAATATTTATTACACAGCAGCAGAAGCAGTAAACAACTTGGTCTCAGCATTAAAATACATAATGCGCTAACCTGGTATACTTATATAAACAAAGGATGAATATGACTAAGAATTTACTACACTCGGTGATGCTTAAGCCTGCTATGAAGAAGAATAATGTTCTTGATAGCGATGCTTTAATTGAAAAGATTAAGCACGGATATATTATTAACCGTGGGCCAAAACATACACAGAAGAAAACATTTGCTCCATCTACAATTGCCTACTCTCATGGAGAGTGTCCAAGATATTGGTATCTGGCATTTGATGGTCAAACATTTGAAGATAATGCAGATGCTTATGGTGCAGCAAACATGACTGCTGGAACCTTATCTCACGCAAGAATTCAAAATGCCATGATGAATGCTGGCATTGTTAAAGTCTATCGTGATGATAATAATGAAGAGACAACAGAGTTTAAGATTAGACATGACGATCCTCCTATCTTTGGGTATGGAGATGTTATGCTTGATTGGGAAGGCGAAGAGATTGTCGGAGAAATTAAGACAATGCTCAACGAAGGGTTTGAATATCGCAAGAATTCTATGAAGCCTAAGACTGGTCACTTGATTCAGTTGCTTATCTACATGAAGATTCTTGGCAAGAAGAAGGGCGTGCTTATTTATGAGAATAAGAATAATCACGAACTCCTTGTGTTGCCAGTAGAGGTAGATGACAACTATCGTGAATGGATTGATAACGCATTTCAATGGATGCGTGAAGTTCGCAAGGCTTGGGAAGATAGAACTCTTCCTACTAAAAACTACCGATCTAACTCTAAAATCTGTAAGACATGTCCTATTCAACAGGCATGTGCAGATGCAGGAGAAGGAGTAGTTAAGATTAAGTCAATGGAGAAGTTAGTTGAAACTTTGTAACAAATGTGATACATACTTTAATCCTAAAGTAAGTTATCAGATATATTGCAGCAATACTTGTAGAGATGAGGCTACTAGAGAAAAAATTGCTGAAAGATATCAAGTTACACGTAGACAAAAAAGAATAGGCAAAGACAGAAGGTGTCTTGGTGGATGCGGAGTTCTCCTATCCATATACAACGATTCTGGATTTTGTTCAAATTGCAACATAAGTGAAAAAGAAGTTAACAAAATGATTAAAGAGTTGAAGGGATTTATTGAGTATGAGCAAGAATAAGTGGGGTATAGAAACCCAACCAGAAAGAATTTGTGCAATAGATGCTAGCACAAATAGTCTTGCTTATGCTACCTTTCATGCTGGATTCTTAAAAGAGTGTGGCAAGATTTACTTTGAAGGCAAAGATATATATGACAAAGTTGGAGACGCTGCTGCAAAGACACGACTCTACTTTGAAAAATATATTAATGTTGATGCTATTGTTATTGAGCATACTGTATTTATGAATAGCCCAAAGACTGCTGCTGACCTTGCTTTAGTTCAGGGAGCACTTCTAGGTTCCGCTGCAATCAGCGGGATCAGAACCTTTGGTAAGGTATCTCCGATTACATGGCAAAACTACATTGGTAACAAAAAGATCTCTAAGGATGAGCAACTATTTATTCGCTCACAAAATCCAGGGAAGTCAGAGTCTTGGTACAAAGCCTACGAAAGAATGCTTCGTAAAGAAAGAACTATTAAGTTTATTAATACTACCTATGATAAAGCAATTGATGATAACGATGTAGCGGATGCTTGTGGTATTGGGCATTGGGCAATAAATAATTGGACAAAGGCTATAGGAGTTGACAAATAACATTATGGCTGGTAAACTATATACAAGTGAAGTTTGGCTACGCAAGCGGTATTTAATGGATAAGAAGACTCCAGAAGATATCGCTAAAGAGTGTGGGGCAAGCGTAGAGACTATCTACGTATACCTTGCAAAATTTGGATTAAGGAAGTCAAGGCGATGAGTAAGATACAAAAGTTAGTAATTGGTTTAGGTGTTGCTGGTGCTGTTGGAATAACATTTGTTATCACAGCATTAAAAGGATTGCCAGAAGCATTTGAGTGGGAAGAAGATGAAGATGAGTGAAAATTTAAACATCACAGTTGATCAGGTCAACCACCCAGCACACTATACAACAGATCCATCTGGAGTTGAGTGCATTCAGATTACTCGTCATCGTAACTTTAACATAGGTAATGCCTTTAAGTATTTGTGGAGAGCAGGACTTAAAGATGAATCAAAAACTATTCAGGATCTTGAGAAGGCCATATTCTATATCAAAGATGAAATTAATAGATTAGAGGGTAAGTATGTCAACTGAAGATGATTTGATTAAACATCTTGATCAGGTAAACGTTGTTGTTAGCGAATATCTAAAAGGCAACGACCCTACGGTTATTTCAAAAGAATTAGACATTCCAAGAACTCGTGTTGTTTCTTTGATCAATGAGTGGAAGGTTATGGCATCTGCCAATGATGCTATTCGTGCTCGTGCTAAAGAGGCACTGGCTGCAATGGATGCACACTATGCAAGACTAATTGGAAAGTCTTACGAAGTTATTGATGAAGCATCTATGACTAATAATCTTAGTGCAAAGACTGCTGCTATTAAATTAGTTATGGACATTGAGTCAAAGCGCATTGACATGCTGCAGAAGGCTGGGCTTCTTGAAAATAAAGAACTTGCTGAAGAGATGGTTGAGGTTGAGCGTCGTCAAGAAGTTCTTGTAGGAATTCTTAGAGATGTTGCCTCAGAGTATCCAGAAGTTCGTGACACCATTATGCAAAGATTATCCTCTATTGCAAAAGAGGGAGAAGTGATTACAGTTGTCCACGATGTTCAATGAGTTTCTTGAAGTACTAAAAGAAAACCATTTTATTGAAAAGCCTGTAGACGCAAAGACATTTGTTGAGTCTCCAGACTATCTTGGGCAACCAGAATTATCTGATATCCAGTATCAAATCGTAGAGGCTATGAGCCAGATTTACCGCAAAGAAGATCTTGAAGAACTCTATGGCTCAGTTGAAGGAGCAAAGTACTTTGACAAATATACAAAGAATGAGATCATTCTGCAACTTGGCAAGGGATCTGGAAAAGACTTTGTATCAACTGTAGCCTGTGCATATACAGTATATAAACTACTATGTCTTAAAGATCCTGCTGTTTATTATGGCAAGCCTGCAGGAGATGCTATTGATATTATTAACGTTGCTATTAACGCTCAACAGGCCAAGAACGTTTTCTTTAAAGGTTTTAAATCAAAGATTGAAAGATCCCCGTGGTTTGCTGGAAAGTATAACGCAAAAGCAGACTCAATTGATTTTGATAAATCTGTAACTGTTTATTCAGGACACTCAGAGCGTGAGTCACACGAAGGTTTGAACTTGTTTATGGCAGTGCTTGATGAAATTTCTGGTTTTGCATCAGAGGTTGGAACTGGAAACGAACAAGGTAAGACTGCAGAGAACATCTATAAAGCCTTCCGTGGTACTGTAGATTCTCGTTTCCCTGACCTTGGTAAGGTTGTTTTGCTTTCATTCCCACGCTACCAAGGCGACTTTATTTCACAGAAATATGAATCAGTAATTGCTGAGAAAGAAACTGTAGAACGCAAGCATACTTTTATTATGAATCCAGATCTGCCACACGAAGACCCAGGCAACAGGTTTGAAATTTCGTGGGATGAAGATACTATCATCTCGTACAAAATTCCAAAGGTATTAGCATTTAAGAGACCAACATGGGAAGTAAATCCTACCCGTAAGATAGATGACTTTAAGATTGCATTCTACACAGACTTAGCAGATGCTATGATGCGTTTTGCCTGTATGCCTACATATGCCTCTGACGCATTTTTTAAGGATAGAACTAAACTAGAGAAGGTCATGACACTTCGTAATCCGTTGGATCAGTTTAGAAGGTTTGATGAGTCTTTTAAGCCAGACCCAGATAAGGTTTATTATATCCATGCTGACCTTGCACAGAAGCACGATAAGTGTGCGGTAGCAATTGCACATGTTGACAAATGGGTAAACATTCAGGTAATTAAAGATTACGAACAGGTAGCGCCAATGGTTGTTGTAGATGCAGTGGCATGGTGGGAACCAAGAGCAGAAGGACCAGTGAACTTATCTGATGTAAAGAATTGGATTATTAATCTTCGTAGAGAAGGTTTTAATCTAGGTATGGTTTCATTTGACCGCTGGCAATCATTTGATATTCAAAATGAGTTGCAGGCTGTTGGAATCAGAACTGAAACTGTTTCTGTTGCTAAGAAACATTATGAAGATTTAGCAATGATGATCTATGAAGAGCGTGTAGCAATTCCCATGATTCCAATATTGCTAGAAGAAATGTCTGAGTTAAAGATTATGAAGGGTAATCGTGTAGATCACCCTAGAAAAAAGTCTAAAGACTTAGCAGATGCTTTGGCTGGTGCAGTATTTGGGGCTATATCACATACCCCAAAGACTACTAATACAGTCATTGAAGTACACACTTGGTCCTCTTCTTCCGCTCAACTTGCGGAGAAAAGAAGATCTATGGTAGAATTAGAACCTAAGCAAATGACGGATGACGTTCGTGATTTCTTAGACAAATTCAATCTAATATAAATTTTCTAGTCATAAGACTGGAATAAAACAAACGAGGAGAAAGATGAATTCATTCAAGAAACTCGCATTGGGCATCGCTGCAGCCTTGTCCTTCGCAACCCTTTCTGCCATGCCGTCACAGGCTGCCGTAAACGCAGACACAATCTCAATTGATACAGCAGCAGATGCTGTATTTACTGGAGAGTCTGCTACAGCAGTAGTAACTGTTTCGTTCTTGGCACAAACAACATCAGATACAGTCACTGTGACTTCTTCTGTTACTAGCCTTCCAGTTGGGTCTGCATCACTTGCAACTCTTTCTGTACAGGAAACATCTAGTGCAGCAGTTGTCCTAGGCTCTGGTAATTATTCTGCTAATATTGCTTCAACAGCAAATACAGCAACATATGTAACTGCAAAGATTAAGGCTACAGTAGATGCTCCAAGCATCGCTGGTACTTATGTTTATAAGTTTACGCCTTCTCTAGGCACAGGTTCAACTGGTGGAGTTAACTCTGCAGCAGTTGTATGGACAGTAACTGTTACTGCTCCAGACACAAAGGCCTCTGCAGGAACATCAACTTCAATCCTTAACAAGGGTGAGACAATTTCTGCAACAGCAGACGTAGAGGTATTCGCTCCAAAGGCAACTGCTTCAGATGCAGTAGCAGTAATTGCTGTTACACAGAAGAACGCAGCAGGTGCTTCAGCATCAGAATCTATGACAGCAATTGTCTCAGGTTCAGGTCTTATTGGAACTGGTTCAAACCATGCAACTATCACAGCACAAGGTCGTGCACTTACAGTTGCTAATGGTCAGTACATCGGTATCTTCGCTGACAACACATCAGGTGTTGGAACTGTAACAATTACATCTGCATCAGGCGTTGTCCTTGCAGTTGAGAAGGTTACATTCTATGGAGATATTGCTACAGTAGTTACAACAACAGCAAAGCCAGTTATCGCAACAGGTTCAAATGCTGACGTAGTTACAGCAGTTGCATACGATGCAGCAGGAGTAACAGTTGGAGCAGGAACTCTTTATGCAGTTTCTGATTCAGCATCAGTTGTAAGCAACTCATACACATCAGCAACAATTGTTGACGGTGTAGCAAAGTTTGCACTAACTGGTGTAGCAACTGGAACTGCTGGAATCAAGGTATCTACTGGATCAACAGCAACAACAACTGGAGCAGTAGTTTCAAACACTGCCCCTGTCCGTGTTGAAGGCTCAGTTGCATCAGTTAAGGTTGCTTTTGATAAGGCTACATATGCTGCTGGTGAATTGGCAACAATTACAGTAACACCTACAGATGCTAAGGGACTTGTCCTTTCAGGTAAGACATTTGCTAACCTATTCGCTACTGGTGGACTTGTTTCATCATATGCATTCGGTGCATCAAGTGATTCACTTACAGCAGTATCAGTAACAACAGATGCTAATGGCGTAAAGACATACAAGGTCTACATGCCACTTACAGATGTTGCTATCAAGGTAACTGCTACTGGTGGAACTTCACTTCCAACTGCTGGTCAGGTAGAAGTATCTGCAACAGCAAGCGTTGTAACTGGATCATCCACAACAAACGCAACTCTCGCTGCTCTTATCGCACAGGTAACAGCAATGCAGACAATGTTTGACGCTATTAAGGCTGAGGCTGCTGCTGCAAAGGCTGCTGCTGATGCTAAGGCAATTGCTGATCGTGCTGCTTTTGTAAAGCAATACAATGCTCTTGCAACAAAATGGAATAAGAAGAACCCAAAGTCAAAGGTTCCACTTCTAAAGAAGTAATCTAGTCCAACAATTAAGGGGGTTAACCAAGTGTTAGCCCTCTTTTTTGTACCTAAAAAATGATATAATAGGGTTATCAAACATCTTGGAAAGGGTGTGACCCAACATTAAATCTTTCCTACTAAAGAGTGGTTTGGTGGGACTATTAGTGGTTTTGTGGCTTATCCTAGCCCCCGTTGACCATGCTCGTGCAACAGAAGAAGTAACCTCTCAAGTTTCAACATCAGAAACATCAACAGCAACAATTTCTGCAGGATCTACAGTAACAATTGAAAGCGCAACAGCCACCATAGAGGCAGCACAGACTGCTATAACTCAGGCTGAATCTGCCACGGCAGTCATAGAAACCCAAGCAACAGCCATTACAAGCCCTACAGAAACCATTACAGCCACTATCACACAGGCTCAGGACTCTATAATACAGGCTCAAACAGTAGTAGATAGTGCTACTGTTGCTGTGGCTAATGTTGATTCCGCTACCGTTTTAGTTGCTGAGGCTGAAGAAGATGTTATTATTGCTGAGGTTGCGGTAGAGTCTCAAACAGCAGTTGTAGCAATAGCAACTACTAATCTGACTAATGCAGAAAATGCTTTGGCAGAACTTGAAAATACCCCTTCCGATTCTACAACCTACACAACTGAGGGATATGTGGCACCTCTTATTCCTGAAACACCTACAGTTAATACAGTTGTGCTACCTGCTATGTGGGATGCAGCAACTAAAATTGAAACCCCATTTGATATTAAAATGGGCGAGGTTTTATATAATGGGCAAGGATCTGATAGCCAGATCTACGTAACTTCAAAAGCAACTATTACTTTTGGCACTGGCGATTATAACTGGTGGGATTTTCCAGTAGGTGCTCACATCTCTGTTTATGGCTCTGACTTTATGAGTGCTGGGGAAGGCGCTTCAATCACAGTAACAACTACAGAAACAACTTTAGCCGTTGATTGGGACCTTCATAAATTTGGAGATAGCAATGGCCCAATTACAAATGTTAACTGGTTGATGACTGTTAATCCTGAAACAGGAGAATGGTCTGGTGTTGGAATCGTTGCTGGAAATACAACTAACCTATACAATGGACCACGCATTGGTGTTCGTGAAACTGCTGGTCAACCAGTACAACAAATGACAAACGTAACTAATGAAGATTTAACCGTTCAAATTGAAAGTCAAACAGCAGTGGTTGAAGATAAAGCAGAAGTTAAAGCCATTGAAGTTTCAATACTTGAAACACTTACACAGATAAAAATAGAAGCAGATGAAAACCTTGTTGTAGCAGAACAAAATCTTGAAGAAGCACAGAATGTTTTAGAAGAGACAATTATTCAAGTAGGTACTGCTATTGCATATATGAACTCCAGCGTTAATGAAGCAAGGTCAGAAGTTAGCAATGCTTTAGAGCAAGAAGAGGCTGCAAGGCAAGCAGCCATAGCAGCAGAGAATGCTCGTATTGCAGCAGAACAAGCATATGCAGCAGAACAATCTAGAATTGCAGCAGAGGCTGCAGCCGCTAGAGCACAAGCAGAAGCAAAGGCTGCAGAAGAAGCCGCTGCAAAAGCGGAAGCAGATAGAATTGCTGCAGAAGAAGCAGCAGCCCAAGCCCAAGCAGAAGCAGAAAAAGCAGAGGCTGATCGTATAGCAGCAGAAGAAGCAGCCAAAGCACAAGCAGAGGCAGAAGCAAAGGCTGAAGAAGAAGCAAAGGCTGAGGCTGAGAGATTAGAAGCAGAGGCAGAAGCAGCAAGACAAGCAGAACTAGATGCTATTGCTGAGGCAGAGGCTAAAGAAGCAGAAGCAGAGGCTGCCAGACAAGCAGAAGAAGATGCTAAAGCAGAAGCGGAAGCAAAGCAAGCAGAATTAGATGCAGCAAAGGCTGAAGAAGAAAAAGCCAAGGCAGAAGAAGAAAAACTAGAAGAGATTCTAGAAGAAGCAAAAGATGGAAAAGAATTAACTGAAGAGCAAAAGGAAGTTGTTGTTGAAGCATTGCTTAAAGATCTTAAACCAGGTGAAGCGGTAACAGCAGCAGCAATAGTTGCATCTGGAGTTTCATTTGCAGACCTTCCACCTTCGACACCAATTGAACTTAGAACATCTGAATCTGGTGAGGTACTAATAATCACAGCAGAGGTAGCAGCAAATGTAGAACTTGTACAAGATCCAGGAGCATTGCTAGAAGCAGCATTTACTGATCCAGGAGCAGCCTTAGCAGCCCTTGGAAGTATTGGTGCGGACATGACAGAAAGCGAAAGAGAAGAAGCAACAGATATGGTTGTAGCAACAGTGGTTGCAACAGGTGCAGCAATTAACGCAGCAGCAGTTGCTGCAGGAGGAGCCACAGGTGGTGGCACAGGCAGTGGCGGAAGTTCTGGTGGTGGCTCAGGCGCTAACTCACCAGGTTCAAGAGGAGGAAGAAAATGGTAAGAGTAATAAAAAATATATTAAAAGATCTAGTGGATCAGGCATGGACTCTTCTTGGAATGTTTATTGCCTGGGTGGTATTAGACGGTAGTGCAAAAACAATAGTTGGTTATGGAATCATGGCAACACTTGCCCTTTGGATTATAACTAGCCCTATTAGAAATAGAGAGGAGTAAACATGAACAGTATCACAAATATTTGGAATATTCTCATGCGTATTGTTGCGGTATTCGCAGCAAATGCATTAGCAGTAATCGGTGCTGGTGCAATCGCAGGAATTTCAGTAGCAAAGGCTATGACAGTTGCTGGACTTAGCGCAGTAGCAGTTGTTGTTGAAAAGTTGGCTCGTGCATTTATGGATGACGGCAGACTTACAAGAGATGAGATCAATGCAGCATTTTCTACCACAGACAAGAATGCGGTAACAGTGCAGGATGCAGCAGTAGAAACACGCAGAAAAAGATCAAAGACAGCATAATTAAACATCTTTGATCCTATTTGACAGCCCCTTCCAGGCAATGGTATACTTGAAAGTATATAACTGGGAGGGGTTTCTGCATGACTTGTATTGCAGTAGTTCGTGATGAAGTAAATAATAAAATATACATGGCTGGAGATCGTGGTGCATCTGACGATGGCACTATTCTAGCATTGACAGCACCAAAAGTATGGAAATTAGGACCATACCTGATTGGTTATGCAGGCTCTATGGATGGTGAGCGTATGCGCTATAACTTTAACCCTTATGTCCCAGATATCAAAGATACAGATAAGTTTATGCAAACCAAGTTTATTAAACAACTCAAGCAATTCTATACTGATTGGTGGGTTGAAACAGGAAAAGAGTCAGACTTTGGTTTGATAGTTGCAGTTCGTGGACAAATCTATGAGCATAGTTCTGCAGACATGTCTTTATCTAAGTACACAGTTCCATACCTTGCTATGGGTTCAGGAGCAGAGTATGCTTACGGATATTTAAATGCAACCGAAAAGGCTAAAGATGCAAGAAAGCGTGTGGTAGGCGCAGTCAATTCAGCAATTAAATTTAATCCATCATGCATGGGTCCAGTTGACGTAGTTAGCATTTAAGGATATACTTAATATATGATTATAGAAGAAGACGTACCTGAGTTTCAGATCTGGCTAACTAATGGAATTGAGCGGGGATGGGTAACAGAACCGTTTTGCAATACTCATGAAGGAGATCCCTACATGACAGAAGAAGAAGAACAAGAGTGGGAAGCAGGTGGCGACCCATGCCAATTAGTAATCAAAGTAAAGGAATAATATGAAAATCAAATCAATAATCGGAAGTATTCTATTAACTGTTGGAGCACTTGCTTTTGCATCTGCCCCAGCCAATGCAGGAGAGTGTTCTGCAGAAGATCCTTGCCATACATATGCAATGGTTAATGATGCTGGAGTGGTAACAAATATTATTGTTTGTCAACCATCAGTCTGTGGATCAGGAACATTTGCTGGTTCACGAGTTGTTCCACAGGTTGCAGCAAATGCTGAGACACATCAAAACCAAGGCGGATATCTTGCAAATCCAGGTAGCACACCCGTAGTCGAGTCAAATGGTAGGTTTACTTTAACCAATGACAATCCAACAATAACTACAAGTGTGACTCAAAATGAAACAAGTAAAACTGTTTTATCAACATCATTAGAGCCAGGAGTTCAAAATTCTTTTACTTTTAATGATACAGTTGGTCAGACAAATGGTCGCCCAGTTATGAGAACTGAGACAATAGATAAATCTATTGGTGCAACATTGTCCTATTCAAATACTAGAAACTCAGAATCTGCAACTGCTACCTCTGGAGAATCAATTACATTTGATGAAAGACAAACTGAAGAGTATGTAGAACTAGAATTGATGATCCAAGAACTAACAAAATTACTTGCTAACTGGAGTTGGTTTAGATCATCATTACTTGGCTGGTTCCTATAGCATAAGGTTTTGGGCTGTAACTCAGTTGGTAGAGTGGCGAACTGTTAATTCGCAAGTCGTAGGATCGAGGCCTACCAGCCCAGCCAAGTCTTCATCGTCTAGGGGCCTAGGACGTTGCCCTTTCACGGCAATAACACGGGTTCAAATCCCGTTGGAGACACCAAGCGGAAGTAACTCAATGGTAGAGTTTCTGCCTTCCAAGCAGAATGTTGCGAGTTCGAGTCTCGTCTTCCGCTCCAAAGTTTGGTATAATAGATAGGTACTGCCTTCGGGGGTACATTAACTTATTCGCTTGAAAGGGGAATAAAATGGTAACACAATTTGCTATGGATCTATTCAATGATCCTTTTTTTATTGGCTTTAACAGAGAGTTAGGCCGTCTTAATTCAGCACACAAAACTAATACACAATCATATCCTCCATATGATCTTCTTAAACTAGATGAAGATACATATAGAATTTCCATTGCAGTTGCAGGATTTTCAAAAGATAATATTGATGTATCTGTAGATAATGGAACATTAATTATCAAGGGAGAAATTGTTGAAGTAACAGATGCTGAAGTAGTTCACAAGGGTATTGCAGGTCGTAAGTTCACACGATCATTTGCTCTTGGAGAATATATGGAAGTAACTGGGGCTGAGATGAAGGATGGTATGCTACATATTAATGTAGATCGTATTATTCCTGAAGACAAAAAGCCTAAAACTATTAAGATAAAGTAATATTTAGACCACCGTCTAAAACAACCTGAGTAAGTTGTAAAACTGCTCATCTTTTGATATACTAGTAGTACTAAACTTAGGAGGTTTTGTATGGCTGTTAAAGGCTCAGTAGAGGCAATTATTGAAATTGCAAAGAAAGAAGTTGGGACTATTGAAGGACCAAAAGATAACGAAACAAAGTACGGCGCATGGATGAAGGTTAACTTCCAACCATGGTGTCAGTCATTCGTTTCTTGGTGTGCACACACTGCGGGAGTGGCAAAGTTCCCAAAGTCTGCATCAACAGTTGCAGCATCAGATGAATTTAAGAAGCAAGGTCGTTGGGCAGATGCTCGTAATGATGATCCAACCCCTGGAGACTGGATCTATTTTGATTTCCCAGATGATGGCGTAAATCGTATTTCACATGTTGGTCTTTGCATTAAGAACAATGGTGATGGAACAATTCAGGTTATTGAAGGAAACACTTCTGGAACTGCTAAAGGAGATCAACGCAATGGCGGTATGTGCGTAGAGAAGACTCGTGCTTATGTAAAGAATAAGAAGGGTATCCTTAACGCTGTAGTTGGTTGGGGTCGACCAGTCTATGCTGGCGAAGAAAATGCCCCATTACTATCAAAGGCTGGCGTAGTAACTGAAGCACCTACAGAAAAGGCTAAGAAGGCTGCTCCTGCAGCGTTTAAGCCACTTAAGAATGGTTCAAAGGGACAGGCAGTTAAGAATGTCCAAACTCTTCTTGGTATCAAGGCAGATGGATCATTTGGTCCAGGTACTGCTAAGGCTGTTCAGGACTTTCAAAAGAAATCTGGACTACCAACAACAGGTGTAGTTGATCAAGCAACACTAAAGGCATTAAAGGCTAAGTAATATGCCAGCATACGAATATCAATGCACTGGTACTTGTGAAGGTATAGTCATTAAAGTTCGTTCTATAAAAGATAACGATCCAGGGTATGAGTGTGAAACTTGCACTCTGCCACTGGCTCGTGTATACTCTACTACAGAGGTAATTTTTAATGGTTCGGGATTTTATAAAACTGATAACAGAAAGTAGCGGTATACTATGAACACGATGATTATAGAAGAAGAAGTTACTCAAGAGTGGGTGTTGAAAGCAACAGATCGCTGTGACTCTTGTGCAGCAGAGGCTTTGGTTAAAGTTAGCGGTATTAGTGGAGACTTAATGTTCTGTGGTCACCACTATAATAAGATTATGGACAACCCAGAAACTTATAAAAAAATGATGGCATTTATGCTAACTATCATTGATGAAAGAGATAAACTTATTGAAAATAAGGCGAAAGGTAAAGACTACTAATGTATGAATATTATGTAAGAAAAGTAGAGAATGTAGTAGATGGAGATACCATTGACGTTCTTATTGATTTAGGGTTTGATATTTTGTTTGCATCCCGTGTAAGACTGGCTGGTATTGATACACCTGAGTCCCGCACAAAAGATCTTGCTGAGAAGGCTCTAGGTCTAGAGGCCAAGGAGTACTTAAAGAAGTCTCTTAAGGATGCTAAGTCTGTCATTATTAAGACTGAGAAGATGGACTCATCTGAGAAGTATGGTCGCATTTTAGGCTGGGTATATGTAGATGGTAACACAGTATCCCTTAATGATATTATGATCAATGATGGCTATGCTTGGGGATACCTAGGCGATACTAAGATAAAAGACTTTAACGAACTTGCAAAGGCTAGAAAGAAGTCTGGTAAGTGAGACACATCCTTTACTTTACTGCAGATTGGTGCCATCCCTGCAAAAAAGTAAAGCCAATAGTTGAAGAACTTAACCGTGATTCTGCTGTTAAGTTTCAGTTTATTGACGTTGACCAAGAAATAAAGATGGCTAAAGATATGAATGTTAGGTCAATCCCTACATTTATTGTTATTGACAATGGGTCTGAAGTAAAAAGAGCCACTGGTGCACAAACAAAAGAACAGTTACAGGAATTAATGTCAGATGGATGAAGACCACTCTGAAATTTTTGACATGCTAATCCTCAATGGAGCAGTTGAGGTTGTGGGTGTTGACCCAGTTAGCGGTGAGTTCCTATACTCAATGACAGAAAAAATGATTGAAATTATGCCAGAGGTATACCAAGAGCATATGAATCAGGTCAATAATCAGATAATGAATCTTTGGCAGGATGGGTTTTTGAATGTTGATTTAATGGACTCTAACCCACTAGTAACCCTTACGGACAAGGCTTTTGATATAAAAGAACTTAGCAAGATGGACACAGAATCATTTGAGTGCCTCAATGAAATCAAAAGGGTCTTAGCAAAGTAAATTCTGCTATAATCAGTATATAGATCTAGGAGGATTGTTATGCCATATAAAGTAGGAGCAAAAGGCTCGTTTGGGTGCGCTGGCTACCCTGCTCTAAAAGAGGGAACAAATGAAGTAATGGGATGCCATACATCAAGATCAGAAGCAGCAGCACAGATTTATGCAATCAATCGTTCTGAAGGAAATATAGGTAAAAATATGCACATGCTTAAAGAAGGTGACTTTGTTATGGGTATGACAAAGGAAGGAATGGTTCATGGAATGATTGAGCACATTATGGTTGAAGGCGGTACTCTTGGTACTCCAGGAACCGAATATGCTCTTGAATCAATGCCACCAGAAAATCCAGCAATGTCTGTCAGAATTTACGAAGAAGAAGATGGAGAATGGGAACCAACAGCATATAGTATTGGAATGATGTACAAAGATGCAGAATTAATTAACATAAATAATCACTCAATGGAGGAAGAGGAAGAGGGATCAGATATGGATGCTTATGATAATTCTATCGGTAAAGCAAAGAAACCTAATTATGGAACAATGATTAAACCACGAAGTGGCGGAAGCACTCCATCAAATCCAAAACTATACGCAAGAGTAGTTCAAGCAGCAAAAGATAAGTTTGATGTATATCCATCTGCAGTTGCAAACTCTTGGGTAGTACAAGAATATAAGCGTCGTGGTGGTACATATAAGTTTGATGCAGTAGAAGAAACAAAAAGTGTTTGGAATGGATTGTTTGATCCGAAAGGATTTAATAAATAATGCCAAAGAAAAAGTCGGGATCATTTAATGCAACCCAGATTAAAGATGGAAAGATTGTTCGCATGAATAAGAATGGAACAGTTAAGTCTGTTCTTGGTGATTACTATGTTAACCATAATAAGGTAAAGAAAAATGGCTGATACATATACTCCTACTTCAGGTATGAAGGCTGCTGCAAGAAGAGCGCTTAAGTGGAAAGAAGAAGGAAAAGCAACTGGTGCTGGAACCCCTGTAGGCTGGGGTAGAGCAACAGATATTGTTAACGGATCTGCAATGTCTCTTGATACTGTTAAGCGAATGTATTCATTTTTTTCACGGCATGAAGTAGATAAAAAAGGTAAAGACTTTTATAATACATCTAACCCATCTAATGGTCGTATCATGTGGGATGCTTGGGGCGGAGATGCAGGGTTTTCCTGGTCAAGAGCAATAGTTAATCGTGAAAAGAACAAGGTTTGGGAAGGTAGCCCTTTTGATTTTAGAAAGGGTTAAGTATGGAGTATTTCCTAGTAGTGGGCTTGACAATCCTTGCCACCTGGTTTATAATTAGAATAGTAACAAAAAGTAAATATAAAAAATCTCATAGAGTTATATATCGCCAAAGTGATATGCACAAAATGATGAAAAAGTTTTTTACTTATGAGTTACCACAGCACCAAGATACATCTTCTCAGTTGCAAAAGCGCAGAGAAAAGAGTACAATTAAGGTGTTAGTTGTAGAAGATCAAGCATATTGGGTGGCTAGTAATATATTTTATGTTGCTAATGTTGAAGATGGTGCACCAGTACCAGAATCAGCAAAGCCAGTAGATACAACTAATATGTCAAAAAAAGATGTTGAGAAGATGTTATTCATATTGGATAACTTAAGGAGTGGGAATAGAAATGATAGTGGCAGTACAGGGAACAAATGATTTTAATGATTATCAAATCTTTCTTCGTGCAATGAGCGTTGCTCTTTCTGGCATGAAAGAAGATGATAATGAGTTTATTATTTATTCAGTAGGCCCAGCAAAAGTTAACTCTTTTGTTTCAGAGTTCTCAAACTTATCTGAAAGAGGGATGAAGGCTCGTGGCAAGAAGATTAAATTCTTTAAGGCACCTACTTCATGGGTTGAAGAAAATATGAGTTACGTAAACTACTTTGCTTTCTTAAGCACACCAAAGCAATCAAATTCAAAACTTGTTGCTCAGGCTGAACTTAACAATGTTGAAGTTGGAATCTTTAGATACTAAAAGGGGTAAAGATGATCATAAAAGACTTAGATGCAATGGAAAAAATTGTATCAAAAAACAGCAACCTAAAATGGGTTGGTTGGGATGTTCTAGAACTCAAGAAAACAAATCTTGGCAGAACAGACGCTAACGGTATTCGCATTAACAATGAATGGTACATTCAAAAAACTTTTAGTCCTTCTCGTAGTGGCTGGGAGATTCCAGGCAAGTATAAGGAGTAGACATGAAGCAGCATCTATGGAAAGACGATGCTCCATGCAAAGACCTTGATACTAATATATTTTTTGATAAATATGAAGATGAATCTGAATCCAGATTTTTAGTTGATGCTTTATGCATGCAGTGTCCACTAGCAAGAAAATGTTTTGCTAATGGTGTATCTGGAAAAGAATGGGGAGTTTGGGGTGGTGTATATCTTGAAGATGGTAAAGTATCTAGAGAATTCAACAACCATAAAACCAAGGCAGACTGGGCAGACACATGGCAAGTTTTAACAATGGATAAATAAAATGTATACAGATGCAATGAAGAGAGCGTTTCACGCAGTGCAAGCGCCTAAAGGTTTTTCTGTTCAACTTATTGACAATGATCACTTCCTTACTATAAAATTAGATGAGAGACATTTTGCTGGACTATTGCATGATGAGAAGATCGCAGCATTACAATATGTTGTACAACTTAAGAATGCTTTAGAGATGGAAGGTGCTATTGTGCTAGTTACGAGAGAGGCTCTTAAATGATTGAAAACACTATTATAGTTGTGTTAGGTTCTGCAATGGCTTGTTTCGTAGTAGCCTACCTTATAACTTTAAGAAGGTTAATCTCTTCACAAAAACTTGCAGGTAAATTATATGTTGACAACTTTACTTTAGAAGAATATATAAAGACACTTAAAAATTTAAAAGAAGATAAGTCAGATCAACAGATACATCAAGAGAACTTCCTTAAGTTTCTTGCTGATTCACGAGACTGGGCATTCAATTATATTGAAGAGGTTCAGTCTGGTCTTAGTAAGTTTGTTAGTGATGTTGAACCAGAAATCAATTACTTTAAAGAGTACGGGGATCTTATATCAATGGAACCAAACTATAACTCATTAAAGAAAATATCACAAGCATATGAAGAGTTAAAAAAGTTACTACCTAAAGAGGAAGAAGAAGTAAAGTGAAAGATATTATCTTATCAACACTAACAGGTTTTGGGTGCGGTGTCGTGTTCGCAGCATTCAAATTGCCAGTACCAGCACCACCAGTTTTTGCGGGAGTCGCAGGAATTATTGGTTTATGGATTGGCTTCACAGTACTAACACGAATTATATCCTAGGAGGAATAAAATGAATAAGAAACAACTAGAGGCACTACTAGCATCATATGGTCGCTCAGTACTTGCATCAGGTCTAGCACTATACATGGCTGGCGTAACAGATCCAAAGGATCTATGGACAGCACTTGTTGCTGCTATCGCACCAGTTGCACTCAGAGCAATCAATCCTAACGACAAGGCTTTTGGTGTATTGCCAGATGCTAAGGAAGTAGAGAAGGCTCTCAAGGCTGCTAAGGCACCTGTAAAGAAGAAGGCAGCAGTCAAGAAGGCAGCGCCAAAGAAGTAAGTAGTAAAAATAGTTAGGGCCAGTCTATATTGGGCTGGCTCTTTCTATGTTATCATGGAGATATATGTCAAAGACAGCGCTAATAATGTGTACGTATGTAAGGTTTGAGAACCTAAATACAACTTTGGCCTGCATAAATAATCAAACAGATAAAGACTTTGACTTTTATATTGTAGATAATTCAGGTCAAAATGAAAAACTTTTAAAGTATTTGGATAAGTTTAAGGGCAACCTAAATATTTCTGTACACAACTATGCAAATGACTTTAAACAGTTTGCTAGATTTTTATTAGCAAAAGATCTTGCCGAAGATGGATACAAAAAAATAATTTTTATTGATGATGATGAGATAATTCCAAATACATTTATAGAAGAATGTCACAGCCAGTACGATGAGTCTTGTGTAAAATCCTTTTGGGCACACAGAGTTAACTCAAGATACAAAAGAAAAATTAAAGTTGAGAAAGAAGAATTAGGAAATTATGCTGGAACAGGTGGACTAATCTGTAGTGCCAAACTATTCTTAAACGAAGACTTTTTTGATTGCCCTGAAGAGTACTGGATCATTGATGATCTATGGTTATCTTATTATGTATTAAAGTTTACAGACTATAAGATCAAAGAACTTAAAACAGATATTAAGTTTATTAAAGATAGGAAGGCCACCTTCCTTACGCTTGGAGACTTAAAACAAAAGTTCTCCGAAGAGTTTATCCTTCCAGAATCTGAAGGTATTGATCCTTTAGAATAGATGGGTCAAAGTTTTCAAACCCAATTGTCAAAGCCTTTTCCTTTTGTAACCTTTTATCACTATTAACATAGCGATCAATCTTCTTAGCAAGTTCTCTAACATCTGCTTCATAAACATCAAGTTTAACTCTTGTCATAAGAGTGCTAACCTTACTTGATGATACAAGCCAATCGCTTGGAAGTATTTGATTGTTAGGAGATATATCAGTCATAAATACTGGAAGTCCACTCACAAGAGCCTCATTCATAGGAAGACAAAGACCAGCATATCTTCTTGGCATAACCATTGCGTCAAAGCCATTATACATTTCAGAACGGCTATCAATATTACCTACTTCAACGGTGAGTCTAGAGTCTTTATAATTAATGTTTAGTTCGCTCTGACTTCTAATTACTAATTCGTAATCAGCCTTAGAGTGACGAAGCGTATCAATAACAGTTTGAGTACCGTTTCTATCTTGTGAAGCAGCCTTACCACCAATATGTAGTATTCGCTTATGATCTTTTGACATATTATTTTCTCTAACAGACTTAAAGTCATCAACATAAATTGGTGGCGGGATATGAACAACCTTAGTCTCATTACCAAACTTAGCAATAGTCTCATCTACCTTCCAATAACTGGGAGAAATCATATAGGTAGGCAATGGCATATCAGGTTTGTTAAGGTGATCAAGGAACTCATAGTTATACTGCATAAGAGTTCTAACCTTATGTCTCTGGGCTAAATGAATAAAGTGTGGGTGGTAAAAGGTTTCACAGGTTAGAACAGACTTCAGTCCATCCATAAACATAGTAACCTCTTGTTTTGTTGGAAAGCCATTAGTCATTGTGACATTGTATCCGTCATACCATTCGGGGTACTGCTTATTGTTATTAAACTTAGTAGAGTTAACCAAAAGAATTTTGTCAGGGTTCAGCATCCTTACTAAGTCTCTTGTTTGATTACCCAAACCAGTATTGTCACACCTTGCAATAATCCCAAATGTCATTCAGTATATCCCCAAGCATCGTCATCTGATGTGAACTTTCTTGTTCCAGCACGACCATCAAGGTGATAAGATCTCTTTATGTTTCCTTCTGGATGGTATATCCAAAGTTTATGCTTATCCCATCCATCATCTTGAACAACCCCATGAAACTTATCTTCAATAAATGTTTTCTCATCACAGGTAGGGAGAACAACCTCTCTATAATATTTAGTAAGACTAAGGTGTGGTCTCTGACTCCACTGTGTGGTTTTCATAAAGCCATCCTCAAGACCAAACATTAAGTGTTCATGCTCAACAGGAATAGATGCCTCAAAGTGAAAACGAATGGTGTTTGCCTTTTCATACTCAAGCATGTCTAAACACTTTTGCCAATCAATTTCAATATCAGGAGTTAAGGGGGCATCTCCTTCTACATATACCATTGCTGCTGTTTGGACAAGATCAATAGTTTCTTTCATCATATTTGTTTGGTGACTGTGTTGGTCAAATATAACTGGCAAAACATTTTTCCATTGATGCAAACACTTCCACAAAATTCTGTTCTTAAACTCATCGTAATCGTCTTTACGGTTTAGTCTTTCTTTCCTTAGTCCATCAACCTGAAGAATGATCTCGTTGTCTGGGAAGTGGCTTCTTATAGAGTCAATTGTTTCATCTAGTATAGATGTGTCTGGATGACTAGGAATTATAGAAGTTGCTACAATTATAGTTACATTATCTTTGTTCATAAATATCTTTCATGATCTCAATAGAAAAATCTCTCTTGTATTTAATCCACCAACATACAACCTGATGCATATTATTTGGATAATTATTAATAAGATTAGGTAGCATTTCTTTTAGTTTGTTCCAGTTATCAATCTTTTCAATTGGAATTCCTGCAGGGTGAAGATAGTTAAAATAATCAATCATTTCACCTTTAGAGTCAATAAGATCACCAACAGGTAAGGCCAACATTTCAATAGCCTCAAAGAACCTAAAGGTATCTATTACCTGCGCCCCAGCAGGGGCTGGAGCAACCCTAGCCTTTGATAGAGTGCTGTAGTAGTCTTTGGGCTGTTCTCCCTGTGCAAAGCCTGCTGTGGGCTTATAAAGGGCATTTGGGAGACTTGGCATGACCTCTCCTAACTGCTGCCTACGCTGATGGGTTATTTGACCACCAAAATATACATCATATTCTTTAACAGGATAATCAGGCAAGTTGTTCTTTAAATGCTGAGGAACGCCAATAAAAAACTTATTATATTTTTCATGCTTTTTGTGCGGGTATTGAACCCAAATAGAAATATTTGGATGCTTGATCTTATCAACATTAAAGTTGCCAGACTCATCCCCAGTAATAAATAGAACTACTCTGCCTGCCTTTTGTAGTTGCTTAGAGATATAGTCTTCGCTTCCAGCATTTCCTTGTCCAGGAATAATAACAAAACATCTTTCATCGTTAGGTATGCTGGTAACTGTTACTTGCTCAATCTTATTACGCTCAAAGGTAAGCCTAAGTAACTCATAGTCCCACTTACCATCAGCAGAATCAAGAGGGTTTGTAGAATATATATATGCTTTAGGCAGGCTCATAGTAGAAATGAACCTCATGCTGATAGTCTATTAGATGTTCAATATATCCAATACCCTTGATAAACTGTCTAAGATCATATAGGTATTCTTTCCAATACATCATCATGAACTCTGGATGACCAGATAGCCAGATCTTTGGTCTAAACTCTCTCATAACTTTTTCTGCACCACCAAGAACACGCCATTCACTACCTTCAACATCAAGTGAGATTACTGTAGGTGGCTTCATTCCTTTTTCGTAAACAAGAGTATCAATCTTTGTTTGTCCATATTTGTCTGCTTCATACTGAAGTTCTTTAAATCCGTGTGCTGCTTCAATTGGAGCGTCTGCTTCTGGTGGAAACTCGTTGTAATAGATACGAGCAAGTTTGTTATCTTTGTCAGATGCAAAACCAGGAATAGAAGCCAGTGGCATTTCTAGATTATTTGCACTCCATAGCAACGGGAAGTGTGACCAAACCTTTGGGTTGGGTTCAAACAATACTACCTCTGCTCCCCACATTTGACACAAAGCAGGCATCTCTCCTTCTTCTGCACCAATGTAGTAAACAACATCGCCCTTGCCAATATTCTCATGCATTGATTTTAGTCTAGGCTTTTCCCAACCATGTGGCTGGTACCAGTCTGGTCTATCTGCACGATGCTTTGGTAGTATAATTTCAAACTCTCCGTTAATAACGGCCTTTACCATTTCTGTCATAGCCCTAACTCCTTCATAATAGTGGCCCACCTATGTACATAAGTGTGCTGTTGCTTAGTCTTGTTATGACCATTTGATCTAATTACTTCTCTTTCAGAATCATTATCAAGATACTTATCTATCTTAGATTTTAGATCTTCAAGATTACCATGTTCATAAAATACAATCTCTTTACCATCTTCAAAGTAATCTTCAAGCCCAACAATGCGAGGGTAGATAGTAAATCCACCACGACCAGTAGACTCAAACAACCTATCACTAGTATAGTAAGGGTAGTTAAAGTTAATGTTAAGGCTGTCTCCAACGGCTACCTTGCTTTGTGCGTATATCTTATTTAACTCATCACCACGAACAGTTCCAGTATCTCCATCACCACCAACATGAAGGAATCTATCTCCGTATGTCTTTCTTAAAAAGTCTATCAAGTCTGAGCGATACTTGTGTTCATGGTGATATCTTTTGCTACCAACAAAAATAACATCATATTTAAATTTATCTGGGTTATATGCTTCATGAATATAACATTCTTTATCATAAACTCCAGCAGGAATAAAGTGTCCTTTTACTTGAGTGTTCTCATTAAACCAGTCAGCCATCAACTTATCTACAGTAAAAAAGTGTCCAATTGTTTTATAAAAGTTATCTTCTTGAAGATCTTTCTGGCGATCAAGACCAAACCATAGGTCAAGGTGGTAGGTAATTGTCTGCACACCTGCCTGCTTTAGTTGAAGCAAAACATTATCCATAGTAATCCTGCCAGTTGTTTCCCAGCCATGAGTATGTACCCAGATAAACAGATCTGAGTTAAGCGCTTGGTCAAGGATTACATGACTCTTTGCTTTCTTTTCTTGCAACTTTACAACGGTATGTCCAAGAGACTCAAGACTATTAACATGATGATTCTCACTACTATAAGAAACCTCAAAGTTTCCTAGAAAAACAATTTTAGCCAACGAATTACCCCTTTTTAGTTTCATTCTATTATAGCATCTTTGTGTCCCAGGCAGGATTTGAACCTGCGACCTTTACCTTAGAAGGGTACTACTCTATCCACTGAGTTACTGAGACTTGGTACGCCAGGTAGGACTTGAACCTACGATAACCGAATTATGAGTTCGGGGCCTTAACCAACTTGGCTACTGGCGTTTAGGTTTAGGCTTTGGCATTCTTTCTTTAATTAACTCTATGACTGTATCAATACCTTCTGCATAAGCCAGAGCGTCATCCTTTGCCCACATTAATTCACCAGTGTCTTTATGAAAACTAGATCCACGGTAAACTAAATAATCATTTTTAGTTTTTTCAAACAAGTCAATTAGTTGTTTGCGTTCTGCTGCAACTGTTTTTTGACAACCACTACAAGGGCATACCCAGTCACCACGGGATGGGGTTTGATTTGGATCAGCCATATTATTTCCTAACTACTACCTTAAGTTCTGGCAGATATAAATAGTCTATATTAGAATTATACAGTGTCCAAAGTGCGTCGTCAAGTGTTTCCACTATGGTGTTTCCAGCAAGATTAAATGATGTATTAAACAGTATTGGTACACCAGTAATTTTTCTGAATTCATAGATTAGTTCATAATAGTTTATATTATCATTCTTTTCAAGAGTCTGAACCCTGCAAGTTCCATCAACATGAGTTATTGCGGGTATAAGTTCTTGCTTATCTTTTAAAACATCTACAGCAAACATCATAAACTTTGACTCATTTAAATGTCTAAGGTCAAACCATTCTTTTGCGTGTTCAATCATAACTGTGCCAGCAAAAGGTCTAAACCATTCTCTCTTTTTTACTGAGTTAACATGATCTTTTCCGTCTTTATCTCTTGGATCATACAAAATGCTTCTATTGCCAAGAGCACGTGGTCCAGACTCTGAGCCACCTTGATATATAGCAACAATATTTTTATCAGCAATTAACTGTGCAACATCTGCTGGCGATACATTCTTTATAATACTGTGATTGTTTAAAAGGTTATTATCATATTTATATTTTGGACCATAGTAAATGTCATTTCTTTTCTTTGGTTCTGTGTTATTTGATAAAGCATGATGGATATATAATGCTGCACCTATCGCATTACCTGCATCACTTGACACTGGTTCTATATATATGTTTACATCATTGGGTAATTGCTTTAGCAAGTTATAGTTTGATACGCAGTTCAGGAAAAACCCTCCAGACAAGCAAAGGTTTTTTTGTCCAGTTTGTTTCAGCATAAATAAAATATAGTCTGCAACCTTTTCTTGTATTTGAGTTTGTAATGCATATGCAAAGTCTGCTTTTTCTTGAAAGTTATCTTCTAAATTAATTTTAAAGACATACTCTCCATTTTCTATTGCAAAAATATCATCATTGATTAATCCATTTTTATAAATAGGTGGAAACTTTTTATTTGGTTTTCCATAGGCAGACAATCCCATTACCTTGCCAGCATCAAGATAGTCAAAGCCAAGGTTAAATGCTGTAATCTCAAAAGCATGTGCCTCAGAGACAGTGTTTGTTGCATAAACTCCTGGACCAATCCCACATGGTGAAAATTTGGAAGGAACTGGAACAGTTACCATCTTATCAATCATAGTAAAGTTATTAGGGTATGATCCAACAAACGCTGTAGATGCTTCTTTACCAACAATATCGCTAGAATAGTTTTCATTATTGAAGCAATATTCTGAACCAGCACCATCTTTAACTATACATAATGCGTCTGTAAAACCAGAATTATAGAACGCTGTTGCTGCATGCATTTCATGGTGCTTGTCCCAAAGATCATGAACTGTTATATTGTTTTGTGTGAAAGATTTTCCTAGTCCAAGAACCCGTATTTTTTCTTCTTCCAATATGTTTTCTTATACCATCCAGACAATACCAGATTACTTCTTTCTTTGTTTAGCATTGAGTTTTCGTAAAGACCTTCTTCTCTTATTGCTTTCCATTCTTCTGTTTTGAATGGTATTAGTTGTGCAATTGGAGTTCCTTGTGGAATTACACCCTCAAAGTCATTTTTTAGAAAAAATGGTATTCTTCCAGGATGCATGGTAAAACTATCAACTACTCCACTCACAGTAATAAAAGGTAAATCAAATCTATTAATAGGCTGGACGATTAGCATACTGTATCCATCAGGGATTTCTATTGCAGTGTGCATTACCCATGCAGTTGATGCTGGGCTATAGCCTACTGGAACAGGGAGTTCTCCAGAAAACTTTGAATCTCTAAACTCAACAAGGTCGTCTTTACCACCCCAAGTTATTTCAGATGCAAACTCATCCACTTTTTTTACTAATATGTCTCCAACCAGAGGAATGTAATATCCAGTTGTAAGTGAGTCAAAGAATGGCATACAATGTTTAATTGCTGTATCATAAAATGCTGGCTCTCCATTGATCCACTGCTTAGTATCTTTATACCATTTTGGAATAATATTTTTAATTGGCAAGACTGTTGGGTATATTGAACTAGATGCTTCAGCCTTAATAATTTTTTTAGACATTGTTGCTTTACCTAACTACTTGTATGTTTTTTTTGACCATATATTTTTTATATAGTGGTTAACAATTGTTCCCTCAAACCCACGAGCCATTTCTTTATCATACTCATTATTTTTAAAAAAAGAAAACTCAGATTGCCAAGACTCTCTTTTAAAAGGAGTTACTTGTATTAAAGGAGTTCCTTTTTCAATTATTCCTTCAAACCCATCTTTAAGCCACATTGGAACTGTAAGATCATGAAGAGACTTATCAGAATCAATTATACCTGGAACTGCGTGTAGTGGCAAATCTTTATATCCAAATGGAGATGTAATTAAACAGGAATACCCTTTTGGGGTGATTGGAATCCATCCATTTAAATATTTTAAAACTCCTTTGCGATATCCAGGGGGCCTTTCTACAAAGTTGGCTGAAGGGCCATGTATTTCAAAAATACTTTTAGAAGTTCTCCAACTTACACTTGGCTCTCCATTGTCTTCGTCTTTATAAGAAACTAAAACATCAGCCCATAGTGGAATAATATATCCACTTGTTATTGCATCAAGCATTGGTGTACATTTTTTTGCTGTAGCATTTGAGTGTCCACGCTCATCAACTATTAATTTTTTTCCGTCAATGTTGTTTGGTGATGGTAAATACGGTGTCATTTCACGCCACCATTTTGGTATAGCCTGAGATGCTGGGAAAGGCCTTAGTTGTGTATCAAAAGCATACTGATCAAGTGCACGAAATTCAATTTTTTTTGACATTACACAATTTCTCCTTTTATGAACCTAACAACTAAATCAAATCCTTCTTTAAATCCGTCATTAAAATCTTTATTTGAAAAATCTTGCTTTGTCATTCTTTCTAATTCATCTAAAAATTCATTTCTTATTTCAGAAACAAAACTACACGTACATTCATTAAACCTATAATTTGGATAAAGTGTTTTTTTACAATATGCATCATGAAATTTTTTGTTTTTTATTTCTTTTTTTGTATCATCACAAGCAATGCACTGAAAATTTTCAAATTTAGGGTCTGTGTATGCTTCTCCTGCTTCGTTAACAAAATACTCTTCAGTTTCTACTTTCATACAGTAAGGGTGAGAAAAAGGAACTAAGACTATTTTGCCATTTTCTTCAAAATGTTTTCCTTTTTTTGTTCCATTCATAAAAATAGCCACTAGTCTTTGTACTCCTTATACCATTCAGGAATGATCATTGTTGCTGGAAGTAGAGAAAGACTAGCCAACTTTGTTTTATGTGAGTATTGGATAAATTTTATTTTTGGCATATTTTAATTATACACTAACCTTTCTGTTTTTTCAACTTATTAAAACACCAGTCAAGACTCCAATTATTAACATACTAAGACCAATAGTCCAATGGTATGACTTCATAAGATAATCTTTGATAATTTGATCTCTTACCTCATTGGTAACCCCATAATTATCTTTCATCAAGCACTTCTAACCTTTCGTCTCTTTTCCAATGTATAAAAGATTTAACATAAACAATCCCATATGCAATAGCAGCAACAATAAATCCGTATTGTTTTGTAGCCAAGGCATAGGCAATCCATAGGCATTCATTTACGCATAAAACTACCCAACCCCAAATAGTTTTACGACCTACAAGAAATATTCCTGTAACACCAATTGCTGCTAGCACCCATGACCACATCACTGCACAACCTGCACTGGAATCATAATGCTACATCTTTCACAATATCGGTATGTTGCACCAGTAAATGGGCAAGAGCCTGCAGGCACAAGAGTGTGTCCAGAAAACTTACACTTAATAGACTTAATTAGACTGATTAGCATCAACTTCGTTTTGTCCTCTCGCAATAGCAGCAGAAATCTTAAACGCCTTCTGGGTTCTGCGAGATTTGTTTAGTCCTTTTGCAGCCCAAAGATCAGATGTTGCAAGTATGTCAACGGCAATCTGTTCTCTGATTTCCTTTACTGTAAATACAATAAAGTCCCAAACCTGTTGCTTCTGCTCATCTGTTAGTTCTTCTGTCCAGTTACTCATCTGATTCCTCTTCAAACTCTCTTAGTGCGTTTTTATTTTCAAAACAGGCATTGCAATCTCCATTAACGAGTCTTGACCCACAATCCCCACAGAACATATATCCAGTATATACTACTTTCAGGTTATCTGCAAGTATGGTACTATTGTTATATGTGTCCAAAATGTTTTAATAATGCTATTCCTATTGTTTATGGCGCTGTTACAGATGATAATCTATCTAAGCATAAATCTGGAGAGATTATTTTAGCGGGGGACAGATTTAGATACGAATCTACCTATAGCCACTACTGTATGGAATGCCTAGAAGGTTTTAACCTTTAATTCTTCCAACTAGTCCAGCGATAACTTCTGCAAACTGTTGAGAGTTAAGTCCCCACATAAACTCAGAGGGAAGATCAACTGTTACACCAACAAGAGATAGTTCATTTAGTATGTACATTCTCTGGTTTTGTAGGTAAAGTTCTGGAGTTAGGTCTATGCCATGAGCCTCAGCCCAATCCTCAAAGTCTTTTTCTTTACTATCTTGATCCATCCCAGTCTCCTATCTTTGTAGTTGGAATACCATTCTTTTCCCATAGTTCAATCACTGCTGGGTTATCATCAAAGGCATGCATTACATCCCACTGTTTATTAATTCTATAAAGAATGTCATCTTTTACTTCATAATCTTTTCTAAAGTCACCATCTTTACGCATGTAAAGGGCATCATGATAGATACCATTCTTAGCCATCCAGATAGAGGTAACGCCTCTCCACCATTCACGCCTAGAAGTTACTACAACAATATCTAAACCATTTTCCATAGCATCACGAAGGTAGTCAACTGCTTCTTGGTTTGGCTCTGCACCAATAGATTCTTCATGAAACTTATCGTAATTCTTTTTAAACTCTGGATCATTATTTATATTGCGTATGTTGTGTAGGTATGGATCAACATTTGCCAATGTTCCATCTACATCAAATATTACTGCCTTACGTTTAGCCATTTTTTAATTCCTTAACTATGTTGTGGAACTTGTCAAAATCACAAACGTTTCTGCCAAAGTTGGCAAACCTAGTTGTGATAACAATATTCTCTTTTGTATAATCTCCGTTAACATCAATCTTATCTATACTAGGACACATAGGATGTTTTGGCATCCAGTCAGGGTGCGACTTATATAAAAGGTCTAAATCTAATTGTACCCCAAACCAGTAGCATTTGCCAAATTGCTTATCCCAAATCTCTCTTAATTCATCTGGTGTAACATAAATTTTTGCGGGGATCCAAGGTTGCTGTTGTGAACCTGCTATACCCCCAACACTAGAGGCTTTACCTTCCATTCTACGCTTATTGGTAGATGAATTTATAACTGTCCAGTTACCTTCAGAGTCTTGGCGCACACCATTAGATAAGATGGTTGACCAAAGTTTTTTAAAATGATCTCTCATTTATTTTGAAGAGTCTAAAGGCATTACCGATTCACAGGGACAGATGATTGACTCTGGCAATTCATGAACCTTAGTATTAATAATAATAGAGGTTTTACACTCTGCACACTTATAAGTATTTTTCATATAATCAGTATATCAAACTTTCTCTTTGTTTGGGATATCATAAAAAGAATTATAGCCTTTACTAACTATAAGTCTAGCAATTTCAATAGTGCATACTAAGTAGCCAGCAAGCATACCAAATAAAAATTTAAGCACGAGCAAC